CTACCACTAACACTTCCAACTCCTCTATAGTGGTTGAGGCAGTGATTTCATCATCTTTGAGTTTTTCCCAGTCAAATGTGGCTTGAATATGCGCTGCACCAGCAGCGACGCATTGGCCTAATTCATCTTTTGTGAGAGTGAGCCAAGTTTCCGGAAACTTCCAATTCACTGTTTCATCAGTTGCCATAAGAGAGTATTTTTGCACAAAAATGTTCCTACCTTCTCTGCTAGTGTCAATAGTAACTTTTTTACCTTGTATCACAGTGTGTGTGCCACCCACTTCAGCAGTGTAGCGATTGGCTTGTGCCTCGTCTCGCAACTGAGCTTGTATCTCCCAAATTTGCTTGTATTTGATCTCAAATGTACCAACGGCAATTGCAGGATTAGTGAAATCCCAGAACGGACCATAATAGGTTTGTGTTCGAGAGTTATGATCGGGTATCACCAGCTGTGCTGTGGTCAAATAGGTGGCATCGTCTATCACAATAGGAACGGTTTCAGGGTCATTGCGCGGCAGCAATGCTGAAATCTTAAGGCGGTCCAGACCGCCTTCAAACATTGGCCTATTCCAACTCATTGGACCTACCAACACTCTTTCGTTATGTACTAACACATACATATTTTATTCCTTTTATCTTAAATTGTTTGCCGGGCTACAGTAAACAGGCCCTGTCCTATGCTAACTTCACTCCAGGAGCTTGAACTGGATATTTCACGTATAGGCAATAAACTTCTGATTGTAGAGTTGTTACCAAGTTGGCCACAATTGTTATTACCCCACATCCATAAAGTGCTTGCGGTTGTTAAAGCGCCACTTCTGCCAAAGCCGGCAGTGACTTGGCACCAATTGGTTGCACTTGTTGCTTCCTGAATTGGTGAGCTCCTGGATACAGTAGAGTTGTCTCCTAAAGCACCACAAGCGTTGCAACCCCATGCCCATAGTGTGTTAGTTGTTTTTAAGGCAATAGAGTGAGCAAACCCAGCGGAAGTTTGACACCAAGTGGTGGAGCTACTTATCTCTTGAACGGGACTTGATACATTGCTAGTGCTATTATTGCCAAATTTGCCACACTCGTTTGACCCCCATCCCCATAAAGTACCACTTGTTTTGAGTGCTAGGGTACCGTAGAGGCCGGCAGAAACTTGACACCAATTGGTTGAACTGGAAATTTCTCGCACAGGACTAGACCTATTAGACAGATTGCATGTGCCCAGTTGCCCAGTCCCATTATTTCCCCAACCCCAAAGGGTTCCATCTGTTTTTAGTGCAGCAGTATGCGAATATCCAGGTGAGGTTTGGCACCAAGTGGCACTGCTGCTGATTTCACGCACTGGGCTAGATTTGTTAACTATAGTGTTATCACCCACTTGGCCATATGTGTTCTTTCCCCATGCCCACAAACTGCCATCACTTTTAACACCAGACATTGTGTAAAAAGACGTACCTATTTGACACCAAGTTGTGCTGCTGGTGATTTCTCTTACAGGACTTGACTTACTGGTAACAGTGTTGTCTCCCAACTGACCACATACGTTATTGCCCCAAAGCCATAAGGAACTATCCTGTTTTAACCCCATTGAATTTACCGAACCAGCTCTGAGTTGCAGCCAGTTGCAGGAGCTTGTAATCTCTCTGACAGGACTTGATTGATTGGTTGTATTACTTGTGCCCAATTGTCCACAACTGTTTGACCCCCACGCCCAACCTGTGTTAGACTGTGATACAATAGGAATCCAAAATACAGAATTACTGAAAACTACTCTTTGAGCGTCTTCAACCAAATACAATTTACCATTGCTGGCTGATGCAGTAGGTAATAATTGAGAACAGGCTACAACAAACATAGCGCCTGTTCTCAGTTGTTGAATAGCCCGTGTATATGTGAGCAAATCTAGATTGTCGTTGCCTGCTGCGATTTTTTGGCTAAGGGCAAATTCAATTTGATTTAAGTTCATAGTGCTACAAATCCTGAAATTTTACCTTGAATGGCCATTGTTTGCCTTGTACTGCTAGTTACACAACTCCACGACGTGGCTGATGTTATCTCTCTCACAGGACTGGAAACTGATGTAACTGTGTTGTTCCCCAACGCGCCACATGATGCATTTCCCCAGGTCCACAATGTGCCATCTGTTTTTAACGCCGCGGTATGCGCGCATCCACCAGATACTTGACACCAAGTTGTTGATGATGAAATTTCTTGTATAGGACTGCTCCGGCTGGTTGCAGTATTATTTCCCAGCTCTCCACATGTATTTAAACCCCATGCCCACAGAGTGCCATCGGTTTTTATAGCATTTGAATGATACTTGCCAGGCCCAAATGTGCACCAATTTGTAGAGCTGGAAACTTCTCGAACTGGGCTGCTGGCATTTGAGGTAGAGTTGTTACCGAGAACGCCATATCCACCTGAGCCCCAGCTCCAAAGTGTATTGTCTTTTTTCAACGCAACTGCTAGGTTGTAACCGTTTTGTATTCTGCACCAGGAGGTTCCGCTTGTTATTTCTCGCACTGGTGAACTGAAGTTAGTTGTGTTGTTGGTTCCCAGTACTCCACATGTGTTGACTCCCCAGGTCCACAGACTGCCATCAGACTTGACAGCAGCAGAGTGTCGCAGCCCTCCACTGCTGATTGAACACCAATTTGTACTTGATGATACCTCGCGGATTGGAGAACTGCGGGTTGTTTTGGTGCCATCGCCCAAATTACCGCAAAAGTTGTCGCCCCATGCCCACAGTGTGCTATCACATTTTAAAGCCAAAAGATGGAACGCAAATGACCCTACACTTGTCCAGGTTGAAGAACTACTTATTTCACGAACTGGACTACTTTGGTTAGCTGTTGCATTATTGCCCAGTGCACCACAATTGTTGTAACCCCAAGTCCATAGTGAAAGGTCTGATTTTATTCCTGCTGATGTTGTATTGCTAGTGACAGTAACCCAATTGCAGCTTGAGCTTATTTCTCGAACAGGTGAACTCTGGGAAGTTGTTGTATTATTGCCCAAACCTCCACAGAGGTTCCAACCCCACCCAAACACACATGCGCCTGTCCAATTTGTATTGAAGTCATTGGTCCATTGGGTGCCATCACTGTAGCGATAGTCGCCAATGTCCGTTATCCAAATAAACCTGCCTGTATTGTCACATGCTGTTGGCAATGCTGCACAATTTGCTACACAATAGATCCCATTCAAAGCCGCTTGAATACCTGCCAACTGAGCAGTTTGCAGAACATCTTGATTGGCCAAGACAATGCATGCGTTGGCTTGTGTGATGAGTTTGCCAGCAGCCACAGACATGTGATTAAGTCAGTGCCAACAAAGCTAGTGTTCGAGCAGTGTTGTCTTGGCCACCAAAACTGCCCCAAACTGTGCCGTCGTAGCCTTCAAAACTGGCTTGCGTAGTATTGTAACGGATTTGTCCTGTTGCTGCTGTTGGTCTTTCACCATCTGTGCCCACAGGCAATTTTAGTGCAGATGTGCCGCTGAAATTGGCATACCCAGTAATAGTCAAATTTTGGTTATCGGCGATGACTGTAACGCCTGATATTTTTATGGCCATCTTCGCGCTCCTTTTAGAGTACTCGGTTGCACTTATTTATAGAGACGTGAGAACATTACTTAACTTTGATTTAGTCCCAAGTGTTTTTTCAATACTTCAATACTTTCGGCCTGCTCTTGCAATGCCTTCAACAACAGCGGTATCAACTGAATATATGCCACAGTTTTCCCTGACGCGGTTGTACTCACAAGAGATGGTATAACTTGCTCTACTTCTTGAGCCAATAAACCAAAACTGTGTTTGCTGGCATGCTTCCAGTCAAAACTAACGGGATTGAGTTCCTTGAGAATAGCCCAACTGTCGGTAATTGTTGAGATGTTTGTTTTGAACGCAGCATCACTGATGCTGTTGAAGTCAACAGCAGCCACTTCACCAGTGCCAGGATTATAGGTGAATGCTGTTGCAGTGCTGCGTATCCTAGGAGTAGTGCTAGAGCCAGCAGTGTCCACAAAAACCGGATAAAATGTTGAATTTGTTGTGGTATTTGTAGCAGTAATTGAGGTTGAGCTGCCGGCTGTTCCGCTCCATCCACTAGTGCCAGAAAATCCACTTGTGCCCGCACCGCTAAATCCGCTCCATCCACTTGTTCCGCTCCAGCTTTTGAATACACAGCTTATTCCTGCTCGGGGGTTGATTTCAAATGGTTGATTGAGAGCTCAAATTCAAAAATTTCTCTCTTGAGGCAGAAACACAACATCATTGTTGAGCAAAATTATGCGTTGACCTTTGGCTAGCTTGATAGCTAGATTGTTGGCACCACTTTATCCCAAGGGTTGATCACTCCATACAATTTGACAGTGATCAGCCATGCCAACACTGACAAATTGCTGTTGTAGATCTTGTAGATAGTCACATTTGTTGTCTGTGCAACCATTGGCGCTGACTATCAATTCAACGTCAGTCATTTTGTTATGAGAGCAAAGGCTTGTAGTGCAAGGTTCTAACAAGTCATTGCAGTGGTTGTAGGTTGGTATGATAATAGAGTATTTGAATTGTAGAGTCACAACAAAATTATACAAACTTTTTGATAGCACTACAATTTAGAGATTGAAACTACACGTTCATCTCCGGAAGGAATCCCGGAGGATAAGGATTCACTGATTCCACAGGAACAATGTGTAAACTAGGCCAAATAATATTGAAAGGATCTTGTTGTGTTTGAGGTATATCAGCTAGTTCTTGAATATAGCGTTCGAGAGTGAGGATATCATCAATTGGAGTGAGACCCAATCTTAAGTATCGATTACAGCGTTCAACTCTCCATGCAACCGACTGAATAAGTATATCTCTCTGTTGTCGCACATCTTTCCATTTTGTCTGCTTCAGCATTTCAAGTTCTTCCAGGGTATATTCGGTCACTATCCACGCACCTGTGATATCATTCCACAACAATTTCTCATTGTCCTGTAGTTGAGGAGGATCACTTACAGGCACATATCCAGCATCATCAATTTCTTCTGGAGTGAAAGTGCTAGGATCAGTTCGTGTTCTACCATCTAATAGTCTTATCCTGAATGGCAACGACTGAGGCCATTGGTTTTTATAGGAATACAGCATATTATGTCTCCTTAAGTTCCTGAGAATCTTGGCATAGTAGTATTGATGAGACCTCCGAGATAGAGTTTTTGTTGTTGTTATCAAGTGAGATACTATAAGCACTATTTTGCAATAGTGAATGATTGCAATAGTAATTGACTGCGACAGTAGTGATTGTCTTGACAAATATCATCTTGTAATCTACCACTTGCCCAATGGGCATTTGGCGAAATGGAACTTCCATTTCGCTAGCATGATGCATCCGCATTCCTGGCAAGTCTTCATTATAGTAAATCTCGAACATGATTGGCATGAATCCTTCCGTTCATGGTATTTTGAAGGGTCATCCAGCAGCTTGAGGTTTGTCAACAACATCTTATAGATTCCCAGTCTGGGTTGTCGGGAACAGTCTAGTGGTTCCTGGCCATATTATGCGAACGGCCCCATTCCCGCCACTAACGCTACCGCCGCCGTCACTCTGAAGCCCACCGCCGCCATACAATGCACCCACACCTGTACCTGTGTAACCCTTGCCATTTTCGCCACCACTGCCGCCGCCGCCGCCTGCACTGCTACTCGCTCCCCCATTACCCCCTGCTGTTCCATTTGCTCCTTGTCCCAGTATTCCTACGCCGCCCCCAGCTGTTGCATAATAAGAGCTACCTCCACCGCCGCCACCGCCGGAACCAGCGTTGCCAGGTCCTGATGCGCCACTTGTAACGCCCGCAGCACCACCATTACCTGTGTAGCCACCTGCGCCACCACCACCAGAATACGCGCCAGTATTTGAAGCACCACCATTACCTCCGCCGTCTCCAACATAAGTTCCACCTGCACCTGCATAAGTTCCACCTCCACCTTGTACGGTTAAAGCGGATATGAAATAGCTAGCAGCACCATTTGCACCAGCACCGCCACCTGCACCAACAACCACAGTATATAATGTGCCTGGCGTAACACTGATGTTATTTTTATAACCCAAACCACCGCCACCGCCACCTAGATATGTGGTCGCTGTGGCACCTTTTCCGCCCCCTCCCCCAACGCATACTACACTCACGCTATTTACTCCCGCAGGGCATGTCCATGTGTATGTACCGGGAGTGGTATATGCCTGTTGTCCAAGGGAAAGAATTACGGGTGGCCAACGATTATGCTTTACTGCCAAAAAATTTTCTCTCAAAGACCATACTCCTGAAGCTACTGAAGTAGTTGGATCATTTGGTTTGCCTATGATATTGCCTTTGCCCATTTATACGGTCTTTTATCTGCTAGAGTTTTTCAATGAGTACGCTGCCATTTCCGGTGGTGTTTACCCCGGCTGTGTTGGATTGGTTGCTGCCGTTGTTGATGCTGCCACCGCCACCTCCTGGTCCCAAGGCAGGACAGGTACACGCCCCCACACCGCCAGCACCGCCGCCACTGTAGCCACCACCACCACCACCTAGGTAGCTGCTGGCACCGCCTCCACCGCCAAACCCGCCGTTAGCCGCCGTGCCACCGTATTGCACACCTCCGGTCCCCCCCGTGCCGCCATTGAGAAAACTGTTACCGCCGCTTGAAGCGCCTTCACCGCCGCCGCCAGCTGCGCCGTTGCCGCTATAGCCACCACCGCCACCACCAACTGAAACACATCCATTGGTGGCACCACCGCCAGAACCAAGTGTGCCTCCACCTCCTCCGGTATCTCCCCCGGCATTGCCAGAGGTGAGTATGCTGGCATCCTTGTTGGCCCATGTGCCTGCCGAACCTCCGCCGCCTCCGCCAGCTATGATCAGTATGGTGTTGTCCTGTTTAGTCACGAAGCTGCTGCCGCCGCCGCCGCCCTTGCTACCACCGCACGCATTATTACCGGTGACACCCTGTTGTCCTACCAATATCTTGAGTTTTTCGCCCTGGGTAAGGGAGAAGGTGCCTATCATGCGTGCACCGGCACCAACACCGGTAGCACCGCTGCCTCCCCTAGCACCTATTGCTGTTATCCGGTATGACGCTGTCAAAGGAACCGTCCATAGCTGTATCCCGGATGTTACGCTGAAATATGCTGTGTTGGTGTTCCATCCTGACGGTGTAGGCGTGCCGGTCATCCCACCCTGTGCCTGTGCCAGTGTTGGTCCTGAACTGCCGCTAGCAGTGCCAGGTGTAAATGTAGCTGACGTAAATCCGTAGAGTGCTTGCCCAGGCCAGGTATTCCCGTATTTTGCATCAGCTTGTGCTTCTGAGCTCCAGACTCCTTTGGCCGTAGTTGATGTAGGATTATTTTCAATCCCAATAACACCGCCGTTATCAAAGTTAGTATTCACTAACTGATTTCCTCATAGCTACACACAGCTTCCAGATCACTTACAGCACTAGCAGTCAAACGTATGCTGTCGCCTTCTTCAAGATAAATTGAAGTATCTTTGCTGATAACAACTAGCGATGCGTCTGCTGGTACGGAAATGGTATTCGCTAGTCTATACGCTACAGAACTTCTGAACAAATCCACAGTAATGTCTGCATTGTTGGTCCCGTCAACATTTGAAATTACTAGACTGTTGATTTTAAAGACTTTGTTACTTGCTGCTGAATTGGTAACTATTGCTGTAGCACTTGTACCAACTGCTTGTACCGCAGTTTTACCAATAATTGTTGTGACATTTACTATATTAGGGGCTGACATAACTTTTTAAATCCTTATCCAAAAACAATTGCCATCGCAATAGCTTTGCCTGTAGTAACACCTGCTCCGCCACTGAATCCACTAGTTCCGCTAAAGCCGCTGACACCACTACAGCCGCTTGCTCCGCTGAAGCCGCTTGTGCCACTAGTTCCGCTGACACCACTAAAGCCGCTTGTTCCACTGAATCCACTTGTGCCACTGAATCCACTTGTGCCACTGAATCCACTGAACCCAGAGGTGCCACTCCAGCCACTTGTGCCACTCCATCCACTTACGCCACTAGTTCCGCTAGCGCCTGTAGGTCCTGTTACTCCATCAGCGCCATATGCAATTAAATGTGCTGAAAGCCAAGTTCCTGGACCGTCAGCAGTGCCATATTGCACTGTAACATTACTTCCGGTACCGTTAAAGGCAGTAACTTGAGCAGAGTCAGTAGATCCATTGAAGTAAACAACTTTGCTGCCACCAAGTGAAATTCCCGTAGACGTTACAGTTTGAACTTGGGCAATTAATATAGTTCCAGAGTTTTTAAGTATCTGGCCGTTATATTGATTAGTTGCCACAGACGCTGCACTGACCCAAACACCGAAACTTAAATTATAATAACCTGCAACAGTTGGTTTGAATGTATATGTGCTGGCGTTCCACCAGTTTTGTGGATCATAATAATCAGCTAAGGGTAAAACTAACGTACTTGCGCTAGCAACTGTTTGATCACTTGTTAAGATAGCAGTTAAAATGTAAGAACTAGCTGCTAATGTAGACGCAGGACCAACAGGACCTGTTGGTCCTGTTACACCTGTTACACCTGGGGTGCCAGTTGCACCAGTTGCGCCACTACCAGTAGGTCCTATTAAGCCAGTTGCTCCACTGAATCCGCTGACACCACTAAAGCCGCTTGCTCCGCTGACACCACTAAAGCCGCTTGCTCCGCTAGTTCCGCTGAACCCACTAGTTCCGCTGACACCACTAAAGCCGCTTGTTCCGCTCCATCCACTAGTTCCACTTGTGCCACTCCAGCCGCTTGTGCCACTTGTTCCACTAGTTCCACTTGTGCCGCTCCATCCACTGGTTCCACTTGTGCCGCTCCATCCACTAGTTCCACTTGTGCCGCTCCATCCACTAGTTCCACTTGTGCCGCTCCATCCACTTACACCACTAGTTCCACTAGTTCCGCTGCCTCCAGAATATCCGCTCTCTCCTGAATAGCCAGACTCACCTGATGCCCCTGAATAACCACTCTCTCCAGAGTATCCTGAATAGGCAGAATATCCAGAGACACCTGACTCTCCAGAATAGCCTGACTCACCTGATATCCCAGAATAACCACTCTCTCCAGAATAACCTGAATAACCACTCTCTCCAGAATAACCTGAATAACCAGAGTAACCTGAATAACCAGAGTAACCTGAATAACCTGAATAACCACTCTCTCCAGAGTACCCACTCTCTCCAGAGTACCCACTCTCTCCAGAGTACCCACTCTCTCCAGAGTAGCCTGATACTCCACTGCCAGAATAACCACTTTCACCAGAGTAACCTGACCGGCCAGACTCACTTGAATACCCACTGGCACCAGAATACCCACTGGCACCAGAATACCCACTGGCACCAGAATACCCAGATTCTCCAGATTTTCCTGAAGTTCCTGAATAACCACCTTGACCAGAGTAGCCTGATACTCCGCTGCCAGAGTAGCCGCTTGTTCCAGACTCGCCTGAGTAACCTGATATCCCAGAATAACCACTAGCACTGTTGGGCCCAGTTGGTCCAGTTGAGCCAAGGGTGCTTACCCCAGAATAACCACTAATGCCTCTTGCCCCTGTTGGCCCAGTGGGTCCTTGTGCGCCAGTTGTGCCAGTACCCCCTCCACCGCCAGGGGTAAATGGTAACCCACCAGGAGTTACGCCGTCAGAAAAACGTAACTCAACTTCCCCGCTTGCGTAGAATATCTCCCCATCGCGACCAACATACTCATTTATATCATTTGTGAACTTGCTGGTCCAAATTTTACGAATTTGAGTCACAAGAGCTTCAACCCAAAATAGAGGGTTTGATACTTACAGTTGGTATGAAATCTTTTTTTGCTGTAATTTTTGAGATATTGGACTGTTGAGGTGTATGAAAATCATCCTCTGGGTTTATCACAGTGGGATCTTCAGTTGTGGGCCCCACGCTGTCTTTTACAGTGTCAAGGTGTTGTTGGAGTGGTGGACTCCACTTGGCATCGCCCTCTTCACCATAACGCACTCCAGGATTTATCACATCACTGTCAGCTTGCGCTTTCAACACATCGCCCAAGGGGATGTTGATTGTAACAGGCACATTTACAGTAAATTCTCGAATAAATTCTTTAGCTCTCATATTTTACACCACATATGTTTGTCATTTAGACACCAAAACATACCAAACTCCAGAAATAGGCACTTGCCCAGATAAATTCAATTGGCAAGTCATCTCATCAATTAAGGTTATTGTTGTGGGATTTACCAGTTGGTAGTTGGTGTCATATACTTGAACAAACACAAGTCTCTGTGCAAGGCCATGAACAACGGTCAACACATCGGTCACAATATTTTGAGATGAAAACGGCATTTGGAAGCTGGTGACTGGGGCAGACCCAGGAGGGCCAGCAGGACCGGTGGGACCTTGTATGGGGCCTTTGGGGATAAATCCAGGACTCAGGGCACCAAAGTTCAAAAGTATTTCAGAAACACTGCCAACCGTGCTGTCGTCAATAGGTGCTGGAGTCAAATAATCTCTGCTTACAACAGCTCTTACCCAAACATAATTGCCTACAAATGTATATGCAAAGCTGCCGGTGTCCCCACCAAATAGGCCACTGGGATTGAACAAATCTCTAGGGAATTGTACATAAGGCAGGTCTGACTGTAGATAAACAGGAAACCAGTCTTGTTCAACTGGATTATCTGCCAACGAGGCTTGAATTAAAATCCGGCCTGTAAAATTTGTTAACGTTAGGGCTACTGTATGACTACCGCCAAGAAAATTGGTGTAGCCTGCGCCTTTTTGCTTTTCGCCAGTTACATTGACCTTACCGCTAGTAGTTGGTAATAAGACAAGACTTTCCATAATTTCTCAACAATTGATTTGTCGATATTTATGGAAAGGTCAAATAGAGACTTCAATAACCAGTTTACTGTCTTCAAGTAGCTGCTCTACAACACTGGGCAAGCTTTCAAACAATGCCAAAAGCTGCTCAGAAGAGAGCACACTAGCCAGTTGTTCATCATCCTTGATAAGTTTGCTGATGGAAATTGAAATAGTTTGACAGGCTATTTGTGCCATTTATAAGGTCCTTGATTAGAGTATTTATCCTCTGTTTTTTGGCCTTCTGCCACGCTTTTTTCCACGATTGATTTGTAGGCCATTGGCGTCAAGATCTGCATGTTGCAGATAGCGATCTAGCCCCATGCCATCCACTTCCACAATCTTGTTGATATCCAAGTCAAGACTGCTGTTGTTTTGTGTATGCACTCCTGTAATTTTTACACAGGGCGCAAGTATAGCATGTGCAACTACAAATCTATGATAGACTCTAGAGGATGCTGACTCAGCAACCCCTATGACTGTGCCTTTGCTTATCAATCCTTTTTGGCACAAGCTTTGAATAGCTGATGTTTTGTTCATTGCGCAGACACCTCTGAGTTGTTTTCATTAAAGGCCTCATTTGGGCCTGTGGGGAGACTACATACTGTGCCTAAAAATTCCAATTTCAGCTTATGTGCTGCTGCATCAAGTGTAACTAACACTCTTCCTCCTGACTTCAACTTTCCAAATAACATCTGGCGGCTCATGGGCTTTTTGATATGGTTGTCAATTACCCGACTCAAAGGCCTAGCTCCCATCGAAGGGTCAAAACCATTCTTCACCAACCATTCTTGCGCATCAGGATCAACTACTACACACACATTTTTGCTTTGTGAAGCTTGATTCAGTTGTTGAATGAATTTGATAACAACTTTCTGCATGGTTTCTTTGTTCAACGCACCAAATGGCACTACTGCATCCAATCGATTCCTGAACTCTGGACGGAAAAATTGTTTTACAGCTTCTTTGTCTGCATCACTGTTTTTGGTAGCACCAAAGCCAATACTATGCTTTTCCATTTCCACAGCACCAAGATTACTGGTAAAAATCAAGATTGCATTTTTCAAACTCACTGTTTTTTGATTTTGGCTTGTGATGCTGCCTTGATCCATCGCTTGCAGAAAAACATTCAATACATCAGGATGAGCTTTTTCCACTTCGTCACACAGCAGCACACAACTGGGTGTTTGCTCTAGTGCGTTGATAAGAGCACCACTGCCAGCACTGCCGTCGCTGTAACCCACATATCCAGGGGGACTGCCAATAAATCTAGCAACAGAATGTTTTTCTTGAAACTCGCTCATGTCAAAGCGAACAAAACTATAACCCAGTTTGTCTGCTAACATCTTGGCCAGTTCAGTCTTGCCCACACCACTTGGCCCTGTGAACAAGAAGCTTCCCAGTGTTTTGTTTTGTTCTCGTAGTCCACTATAAGCCAAATACACTGCATCAACAAGAGTGTCTACTGCTGTGTCTTGGCCGTAAATTACTTTTTTGAGATCATTATCTAGAGTAGATAATTTATTACTCTCAGATGTTTCCAAGTTTTCAAGGCTGACTTTGGCAATCCTACAAACTTGTTGTTCAATATTCTCTACTTGAACAACCTTTTTGGTTTTTCCTTTGATTTTCACTGTTGCACCAGCTGCATCAATCAAATCAATTGCCTTATCTGGCAGATACTTGTTGAAAATATATTTTACACTGAGATCAACTGCTGCCTCTGCACATCCTGGTGCATAAGTTACATTGTGAAACTTTTCAAAAGTTTTGATCAATCCTTGAATTACTTTTTTAGCATCACTTACACTGGGCTCAACTACATCTTGTTTCTCAAAACGCCGAAGTAGTGCTCGATCCTTTTCAAAATACTTCCGATATTCGTCATATGTTGTGGAACCAATAGTGCGAATTTCTCCCCGACCCAACGCTGGCTTGAGAATATTGGCTGCATCCATTGCATTGCTGCTGTTGCCGCCAGCACCCATAATCATATGAATTTCATCAATGAAAATAATAACATTGGGCAAACTTTTTAACGCCGTAATAATGTTTTTCATTCTGTCTTCAAAGTCGCCACGATATTTGGTCCCAGCAACAATGCTATTGATATCCAAGCTCCAGATTTCTTGATTCAAAAGAACTTTTGGCACGGTTTGTTCCACTATTCTCTTGGCAAGTCCTTCCACAAGTTGTGTTTTGCCTACCCCTGGATGGCCCACAAGTATAACATTGTTCTTGAGTTTTCGGGCCAGCGTTTCAACTAGTTGATCAACATCAGTGTCTCTACCAATAAGTGCAGTGATCTTGCCCTGTTTGGCACGTTGATTTAAATTGGTGGCAAATTGAAACAACACCATTCTTGCATCGTCTTCACTCATGCCCATCTCATCCGTTTCTTGACTATTTTGTGTAAGATACGAGGTGATATTGCTTTTGTTGATGTTGTGTTTTTGTAAAAAATACACAGCCCAACTTTGTTCTGCATTGTAAAGTGCCAGCAACATGTCCACACTGTTCATAACAGTTTTGCCCATGAACAAGCTTTGCGCTTTGGCTTGCTTGATTACACTCATCAGTGTGGAGGTGTATTTGGGTTGATACACTCCGTCAGGCACAATACTATGATATTTGGAATCTTTGAGATAACTGACTACATCAGCTTTGAGCTTTTTTGGAGAACAACCCAAGGCTGTTAACATGGTGTCAATGTCTTGAAATTCCAATAGTGCTATCAGCACATGCTCTACCACCACATATTCGTGATGATGTTTTATTGCAATAGAGTAACTTCGATTTATTACTTGCTCAAAATCATTTTTTGAATTAAAGGGCTCTTTCATATGTGCTGTCCTGGTGAAAGATTTAAGATGTTTGGGGGTGTGCCCATTTTGAAATGGCATCAAGCTGATCTTGATCCAGCTTTTGTGGCAGCTCTACATGGAGTCTGACCATGAGGTCACCACGTGAAGAACTATTACTACTGAGCGGCATGCCCTTGCCTTTGACGTTAAGTAGAGTTTGATCTTTGGACAAAGGCGGGACTTTCATGGAAACTGCACCGCCTTCAATCACACTAACAAGCTTGTCAACCCCCACTAATGTTTCCCAAATGTTGGCCTTCAGTGTAGTCAACAAATGAGGCCCACTCCTCTCGAACACAGAGTGCGGCGTAACAAACACAGTAATATACAAATCTCCAGGTGCTAAATTGGCATGTGTTCGGCTACCGTTGCCAGCATATCGTAACCTATACCCACTATCAATACCTGCAGGTATGTTCACAACTAAATTGATGTTTTGGCCAGCACTATCAGTAAATTGAATTGGTACACTTTTTCCTGTGAACGCTTCTTCCAAGGTTATATTCAACTGAACTTGCGTGTCAGGATTACGACTTGGTCGTTGGCTAAAGTGGTCAAATCCTTGACCTCGGAAGATTTGTTCAAAAATATCACCAAAGGGTGATCCTCCTCCACGGAATTCAAAATGGAATCCACCTGGCTGACTTCCACCAAACTTGCGTTGCTGATCGTAAGCTTGACGCTTGTCTTCGTTACCTAGAGTATCATAAGCCTCATTGATCTCTTTGAATTTACTCTCAGATTCACTGCTTTTGTTACGGTCTGGATGATACTGCATTGCAAGTGTGCGATAAGCCTTTTTCAACTCATCTTGAGTTGCATTTTCTTGCACGGCAAGGATACTATAATAATCTTTCATATGTATATTATATTTTTATATTGCTGCCTTGTCAATGCAGGAAAAACTAGCAACTTATTGAACACACAAAACTTTGTAAATATGTTGATGGGAAAATTACATGTCTGATATTGCTCGCGTCCTAATATCATATTTTCGAACGGTTCATCCCTTGAAGATGCTGTGGCATTTGTTTGTGATTTTCTGCCTGCTGTGCATGATAAGCACCAGCTACATTGTTGCTTTTCATTTTCAACCTGTGATTGATCTTTGGCAACGCAGTAACAGCATGAACAACTTTGCAAGAGAATTACAAGTCAGCGTTGCAGTGGATACAGCAGCCAATCAATCACTAAATCAAATACTTACAACTACCAATTCCAACCGTGCATATATTTTCCGATTTCACAATGGTATTCCTAGCCCCAATAATGTGCCATTTATTTTCCACACAAATACTCACGAAGTAATTAAACCTGGTACCAATAGGATCATGAACTTTGGGCAAAGGCTGCCCAGCAGTTTGATCACCAACATGAGTACTGAATTTCTCAAGAGAAAATGCGTGAGTTTGACCAATATCAATGCTCGACCAGATAGTGCACTCTATTGGTATTATGAATCCAGAGCAGCATTGCACATAACCCGTTGTGCATTTTTCTCAAATAATGGTGACCTTTTGGGCTTTGTTGGTGTTGACTATACAGAGCCCACTCCTGCTGCTCAAGTACGTAATAACGAAGACATTGTGAAACAAACGGCAGATCAACTGGGCCGAATATTTGATAGATAGCTGACATCCACTACAATTTATTTTGTAGATAAGGATCAGTCATGAATATTCTCATACCAATGGCAGGGTTGGGCTCTAGATTTTCCAACATTGGGATACAAGAGCCTAAACCGCTTATTGAGGTTAACTCTCGCACACTGATTGAGCATAGCATCAAAAGCTTTGATGTTGATGGAAAATTTATTTTTGTAACACGCAAATATGAGAACCCAGCATATTCACACCAGCTGAACAGTCTATTGAAGCAACTACGCCCTGAATGTGAGATAATTGAAATAGATCGTGTCACAAATGGTGCCAGCCAAACAGCATTGTGTGCTCGAGAGTTTATCAACAACAATGAGCCGCTAGTGATTTATAATTGCGATCAAATCATCAATTGGGATCCTCGAGAGTTTTTAAAATTTACAAGCGATACCGGAGTTGATGGGGCAGTTGTGCTTCACAAAGAAAGGGATCCCAAGAACAGCTTTGCTGAGATCAAAAACAGTCGAGTAGTACAGGTTGTGGAGAAAAATCCCATCTCAGATGATGCACTAATTGGTTTTCACTATTGGAAACGCGGCTGTGATTTTGTAGAAAGTGCAGAAAAACTCCTGTCAGAATTTACATTTCACGGCCGGCCTGAGTGTTACATAAGCGAAACTTACAACTATCTCATTCAACAAGGCTCAAGCATTTTCCCATATTTTGTTGCTCCAAACATTTATATTCCGTTGGGCACTCCAGAAGATGTGGCACGGTATTTGGGTAAGGTGAAGGAGTTTTACAGCAGCAAGCCCAAAACAATTTTTTGCGACATTGACGGCACCCTTATTCAACATCAGCATTCCATAAGTGAGGCATTGCGAGTTGAGCCAAAAATACTACACGGTGTACGAGAAAAGTTCAACCAATGGGATAGCCAAGGGCACACTATTATACTTGTTACAGCCAGAAAAGAAAGTACTAGAGCTGCCACAGTTGCACAGCTTGAGAGTATTGGTATAGCGTATGATCAACTGTTGATGGGTGTTACAAGTGGTACAAGAGTAATTGTAAATGACAAGCTTAGTGAAGCTGACAGTAATAGAGCACTGGCTGTAAATGTATTAACTGATCAAGGGTTTGGAATTGTGAACTGGGAGTCATTTGGTCTATGAAGTTGTTGAAACACAACAATATGCTACGAGGATGGTTTGTGGGCGATTTTGAGCCCACTGCTTGGCCCACAAAAGACTTTGAAGTTGGTTTTCGCACACACAAATCCAGTGATCCTCCTGATCCGCACTTTCACACAAAAGTTACTGAGATCAATCTCATTACCAGCGGGAGAATGAGAATTCAAGACACTGAGCTCAGCTCTGGAGATATTTTTATTCTGTATCCTTGGGAAATCACCAATCCTGAGTTTCTTGAGGACACAAGTATTATTTGTGTCAAGGTTCCCAGTATGAATGACAAACAACTCTTGACCTTGGGTGACTAGGTGCGTGTGGCACTTTGTTTTTCAGGTTTACCAAGATTTGTAAGGGAAACGCATCGTTACTGGAAACGATGTCTATTAGACGTATATCAACCTGACGTATTCATTCACACTTGGCAAAATCTAGATTTTGACCCCAATAATTTTTGGAGCTTATATCAACCCAAAATCCTGTCCTGGGAACAACCTAAAAAATATGATGTAAGCCTGTACACAGACCGCATTTGGGCATACCGTACTATACCACAAAATCAACTTGCACAATATACTGGAATTCAAAAAGCCATTGGCTTGGCGCTTGACTATCAAACTAATTTTGGGTTTGAGTATGACGTGATTATCCGTGCAAGATTTGATTGGTTCCTTCAAACTGTGGAGCTGGAATTGAACAACGCAGTAAATGTAGCCCATACACCGGGATTATCTGGGCATCGATTCCAGTTCTTGGACCAAGAGTATCTGGGCATAAGTGACCAATTTGCATATGGCAGCAGTACAACTATGAAAACTTACGCACAACTAGTGGATTGGCTTCCTACACTCTATCAAGACTACAAGGTGGATTTTTGTGGCGAGTTGTTTTTGAAAAGCCATCTTTTGTTACACAACATACCAGTCAAAGAACACAACTGGCATAACGGAATAGTAAGACCAACAGGAATTATACCATGAGATTGATTGCACATCGAGGACTTTTGTATGGTCCTGATCCCAAAGCTGAAAACACTCCCCAATCAATCCACACTTGTTTGGAGTTGGGAATTGACGTGGAAATTGATGTTTGGTACACAGACGGCTGGATGTTGGGGCATGATGCTCCATCAATTAGAGTAACAACTGATTTCCTAACACAGCAAAACTTATGGATTCACGCTAAGAATGCAAAAGCTTGCCAAGAGTTGAGCCAGTTACACCACTTGCACCCAATGTTGAACTATTTTTGGCATGAAAATGATGAGCGTGTATTAACAAGCCAAAATTACTGGTGGACATCACCAAACAAACCATTGTTCTCAAATAGTATAGCAGTAATGCCTGAATGGCACACCCCACTTGATAAATTAGCTGAATGCTTGAGCTGGGATGCGTTTGGAATATGCTCTGACTGGATAAGCCTGTTGCATCCTGTAGGTGCACAATGAAAGAAGTAATAGTAGCACACCAACTGGGATTGGGTGATTATTTCATTTGTAATGGCTTAGTCAACTATTTCTCAGAAATATACGATCAGGTATTTGTGCCTGTGAAACCTCACAACTGGCCCACAGTTTCCTGTTTATATCAAGACAATCCCAAAGTAAAACTACTAAAAATAGACGGTATTAGTGAGACTGTTGAAAACAGCTTAGATTGTTTTGGCATACCTATAATCGAAGCTGATGTGTATATGCATCGACCCACAAGTGCACGGTGGTACAGGTGGTACTATGAGCAATTTGGCTTACCTTATGAATACCGATTCTCCCAATTCAAATTACCACAATGTATTCCTGATGTTGACGCAGTGTATGATATGGTTGTGGGAGACTCTACCCCGTATAGATTAGTCCATGACGAGCCCAGCATTGGTGGAAGGGTGCCTTTGAAATGGGTAGATGAAAGTGCTCACGATGTACGTATTGTAAAAGTCTCACATAATGTTACATCAAATCTTCTTTCCTGGATACGTGTAATTGAAAATGCACAAGAGATACACCTCATTGATAGCAGTGTTTTCAACTTCATTCACAGCGTTGGCGAACTGCTAACTCATAAAAAAATCTACTATCACACTACTCGAAACAGTCAGTTCACTTATGAGCAACATGATATTCAAAAATACACTCCTTGGATCAAGGTAGTATAATGAAACTAGCACTGTGCCTGTATGGCCCTTATCGACATTTCAACAATGTTGCAGCTAGCTTGCGAACTCATTTGTTTAGCTGTTTGAACATAGACCTGTTTGCCTGTGTTTACGATGCATCGTCCTTGGGAATGTATCCTGCAGATTCAAACCATCCACGATACACACATAAAAATCCTGGTGGTTTTCCAACACACCAGGATTTTTCAATGTTATCAAGCTTATGTCCTTTACAATCTGAGACATTTAGCTTGGATTCCCAGTGTTTTTCAAACTCACTTGCACAGTTGAAATCAAATATTGGCTCTGTTGAAGATTATCCTCTAGCAATGTGGGCCAATTTATGGGCACAAGAAAGAGTTGTTGAGATGGCAAGCTGTTTTTCTCAAAAATACGATTTTGTCATTGTAAGCCGAGCTGATGTCATCTATCAAAACTCCTTGCCTCAGTGGTGTTTTGATTACAACCAACTTCTGGTTCAACGTAAATTTGGGTGTGGCAGTCCTTGCGATTTTTGGTTTATAGGCAACAGCAGCACAGCAAATCAAGCAGGCAAAAGATTTTCCTGCTTCTCAGACAAAGACTTTCATCCTCACAAAGCGTTTGATACCCATTTAAAACACCATAATATTGAAGTCTGTTTTGCAGATTTGCCGTTAAATGTGGTACAACGTAGATATACAGGATGGTGGTATACTCCATATATTTCTGATCCTGATTCTTTGCCAAAGGTGATTACATGAAACTAGCTGTATATACTATCTCCCTTAACGAAAGACATTTTGTAGAGCGTTGGTGTGACAGTGTCAAAGAAGCTGACTATCTAGTCGTAGCTGACACTGGCAGCACAGATGGCACTGTGGAGGCATTGCGAGAACGTGGTGTACAAGTAAGTGTTATTAAAATCAAACCTTGGAGGTTTGATGATGCACGCAACATGGCACTAGCATTGGTTCCAGAAGATGTTGATGTCTGTATCTCTATGGACATGGATGAGATGATGGCCCCCGGTTGGCGAGAAGAGCTGGAAAAACATTGGTTACCTGGCACAACAAGACTGCGCTATCATTATGTTCACAACTTTGATGCCAATGACCAACCACTTAGTCAATTCCTTGCAGACAAGCTGCATAGTAGATTTGGTTATCGATGGAAGCGTGCAGTGCATGAAACTATTTTTCCCATTGGTGATGAAAAAACCGTCGTAGCCCCCAGTGTTGTTATGTGGCACAAACAAGATCCTAGCAAAAGTCGTGGCCAATATCTACCCTTGCTGGAAACAAGCTACAAAGAGATGCCACGTGACAGTCAATTGTGCTATTGGTTGGCAAGAGAGTATGCTTGGTATAATCAGCCTGAAAATGCTGCTGAACATTTCCAAAAGTATCTTGCCATGCCTGAAAGTGGTTGGGCTGATGAACGGAGCGAGGCTATGAAGTGGTTAGCCAAATGTCTACCCCATGAAGAATTGAAGTGGCTGAGACTAAGTTCTGTTGAAAGTCCCACACGACGAGAAGTTTGGTTAAATCTAGCCGAATATTACTACAACAATGCTGATTGGCCCAATCTCTATGCGGCTGCTAAAGAAGGTTTGAAATGTGCTCACAAGAGCAACAGCTATCTTGATTATTCGCACGCTTGGGGAGGAAGAATGTATGATCTATGCGGATTAGGTGCTTGGAACCTCGGCCTAAAGGACGAAAGCCTCAGAATGTTTGAAGAAGCTGCACGTCTTGAGCCAGAAGATGGCCGCATCAAATCCAATTATGAGTTTGTGAAATCTGTCCTGGAGAACAAAGGATGACAAAATTGAAAATAGGCGTCTATGCTCCGGCATTGAACGAGAACAAAAATGCTGCTGCTTGGGCCCTGTCATGTGCAGATGCTGATTACCGAGTAGTAATAGATACAGGCAGCACAGATGATACAAAACAAATTTTACAAGAGAATAAAGTTTCTGTATATGATACATTGATCAGTCCTTGGCGTTTTGATGATGCATATAATATCGCAATGAGTTTGTTACCAGCTGATTGTGATGTATGCATTTGTCTTCATATGGATGAACGTCTTGATAACGGCTGGCGAGAACTGTTGGAAAAGTCATGGACACCAGAAACCACTAGACTTAGATATACATATATTTGGAATTGGTTGTCACCTGGTGTGCCTGGCCGCATCTGGAATGGAGATCGCATCCATGCGCGACGAGGTTTTCGATGGGTAGGTGCGACTCACGAAGGGTTATGCAGCCGTGTGCCTGAAGTTCAAACCAGTTGCCCCGAGCTGCGTATCCTCCACTACCCTGAATTCAAAAACAAAAACGGCGATCTACCATTGCTTCAGGAAGCAGTGAGAGAATATCCTCACGATGCACGCATGCGAGCTTATCTGGGCAGAGAATATATGTATCGAGGTATGAAGGAAGATTGCATCAAAACTTACAAAGAGTTCTTGACAATGCCTTGCTGGAATGTAGAGCGAGGATTTGCAATGCAAAACTTGGCATCAGTGGATGATGAAAACAAAGAGTTCTGGTTGAAGATGGCTACTATGGAAACTCCAAATCATAGAGAGCCATTGGTTGAGCTAGCTCGATATTATTATACAAAAGCCAATTGGGGTGAATGCTACAAACATGCTGTAAAAGCCCTAGAGATCACTCAACATCCAATGGACTACACTTGTAACGAAGACTCATGGAGTTGGTTACCACATGATCTTGCCAGCATAAGTGCTTGGAATTTGGGGTTAAGAACAGAAAGCTTAGATTACGCTTCCAAGGCGGTTGAACACAATTCAAATGATGGCAGACTAAAAAACAACCTTAAGATTATCCAAGATTGGTTTGACAGCAATGTGGAAAAATCAACAGAAACTGTTGTCTTAGTGCCCAACCTTCAAAATACAGACAATGATGTGGCAGTAGTCCTGAACGATAATGAGGCTACACTGGACTCAACTGAGGTCAATGAGTAGCGTTGGAATTCCGAGGAGGGCGCTTTTGTCGGTAGACAATGCGTCCTTTCGTCAAATCATATGCGCTTAGCTCTACGGTCACATGATCAAGATGATGGACATTGATGTTGTTGATTCTCAATTTGCCAGCCAAGTGAGCTAGTATTGTAAGTCCGTTTTCCAATTGTACTCTGAACAGACTGTTGGGACAAACTTCAATAACTGTGCCGTTGACTGTGATGTAATCTTCTTTGCTCATATAAGGTATTTAGGCAAGTCGTTATGTACCATCCTGATAGCCTTTTTCCTCAACACCATTAAGTGTAATATGAAAGCATTGACAGTTATTTTTGCATAGCTCCAGGGAGTCCAGTAGACTCATCTCAGAAGATGATTTAAGGCTTCAACCTATTATGAACAGCATCCACTACATAAGTTGGCGAACATGGCAAGAAGAGGAAGTTACTACTCCTTGGGTCTGGTATCCCTTACAACAGGGCCACATGTATAAAAAAAGAACATCCTGCAAGAGCTCATTGACTGTAACTGAGGAATTGGTAGCTGATGCGTTTCAAACCAAGAACCAATCACTGCTAGATGAAATCAACCAAAATTATATTCAAGATGTGGAGTTGGCTTCGTTTATTGTTGCCGAGTCAGAAAATCAAGCTGTGACTGAAATCTTGCAGTATTTTCCTGATGCGGAAATCACCCGTTGCCAGCAAATTGAACCTCAAACAAAACAACAGATACTAGAGCTGTTTGATCAAGCCATCAGAAAAAAAGAGCTGGGAAAATAATTCCCAGCTCAGGTAGTATCCAAGTTTTTTGTTTTTGAGGTTAAATCTTAACCTGTTTGGTGGCGCGGATAGCAGCCTCCTTGGTATGAGTAACAGCTACAGCCACCCACTGCTGGGGTACTGCAAGTCCGTTCTTCAGGTACCAATCACGGTCTGCTTCGGGGTGATCAATTTCTGCCCAGACAACAAAACGGTTATCAAAAGCACGCTGAGCGATATCAAAATTACGAGCCATTTTAGTCTTCTCCTATGCCGCAGCATTTTTTGGAGTTAACTTGTGAAAACCACTTTCACAAGATCGAGCACAACGCTCAATTCATTTATAGCGAAATATCTTCGCTACGTCAATACCATTTAAGTGCGCTAACCATCTGACCGCACACAACAGCAAAAGCCATGCTTACATTATGGCTTCGGATGACGCCGGTTTGAGGAATGCTCACAGCTTGGTCTACCATGTCAACATCCTTGAGAATGCTTTGTGGAATGCCGCTGTTCTCAGTGCCCATGATCAAGCACATGGTTCGACCAAGGCTGTTGGCATCTAGTAGGCTCTCATTCCAATCAAACTCATAAACATTGGTGCCTCCCTGCTCAACAAAAACAGGATAGAGCCTCTCCTGGTCCACATAACGCCAAAAGGCATCAGGATCGATAGTAACCCCATCCTCTAGGAGTCCTTGTACCCGGTCCACTTGGGTGTAATTTTGAGCTCCCACTAGGCCTCTGTTGTCAGTGCGTCGGCGACCAAACACATGCACCTTACGAGCCCCAAAAAGGTGACTGCTTCTGATAATGGTGCTAATGTTCAAGTCGCCCAGCACGTTGAGGCACAGAACTTCAAAATTTTTGAGGCTAGCTTGGGTTACATTCTTGAGCTCTTCAACTGTGAGAGTTTTTAGCTCATCATGCACGTTGAAGCCGTTGTTGCTCTCTGCAATAGCAGCATCACGCAGCAGTCGAACGTCAACCATCGTTTGTGCTCCATATCAAGGCAAAATGGGTAGCAGTTTCTTGACTGTCAAACCAAAAATGAGTGACATAACATCGCCAGGTATAGCGTGGCAGATTCTGCTGGCACCACTCTATTTGAGCATCCAACTGTTGTCGGTTACTCTGCACAGTGACAGGCTGGGGCAACAGCAGCTTTCTCTCACTTCACAAGTTCCACAAGGTCACTGTAGGCGCTGGCAATCTGACTGAAGCCCGCGTAGTGACCACGCTCATAGCTCTTCCAGTAGAGCAGCTCTGCTTTGGGATGACCCTTCATGCCATAATACTCTTCGAGATCATCTTGGAAAGGTGCAGCCAACTCGGCACATTGAGCTATGTATAGCTTATAAGCCACCTCGTGTTCGGGTAGAGCTACCTTCTCATAATGCGTGAGCGCATCAGCATATGCCTGAGCCTCTCCTGCACTGGGATTGGGACCCAGAGTAGGGCGTAGCGGGTGAACAGGACACGGGTCCTGATTATCATAAGCCCTAGCGGCAATTTTGTCCCACACTGTCATCTTCAGTTCCCATCTGCGAGAACGGCACCGATAACGATCAGTGCCACTAGAGCGGCAATTCCAAGCCCAATGAATAGGAAAAAGTAGCCTATGATATTAGCTACCATTCCTAGGCCATACACTGCGGCTATCACAGCCATAAGCAGAATAAACCACATTTTTTGCCGATCCTTTTTATCTGAGATCAACATAGCATCTGATATTTTATGATGCAATAGAAGATTTTCATATATTCATGTTCTGGGTGGTGTTGGAAGAGATCATACTCTCCCCAACGGCTAATTGGGGAGGTAAATTGTCTCAAGTGCCTGGTATGGCGCCGTATAGAGAGCATGATTTGGATGAATGTTTGGGAAAACCAAAAACTGGCGGTTGCTCGGTACCAGTATGCATTCACTACCTCGAACACAGGGTTCAGCAGCGGCAAACACAACCAAGGGCATCAGCTACCTTGAATTGCGTCCTGATCGATGAGAATGACCACCTCAGAGCGATCCTTTTTATGCGATGCATCACATCGCAAAGATAATTTTTCAACCTACTTTGTCACTTGGTTGTGTATTCCGGGTTCGCACTGGAGAGCATGTGTCAAGACAAACAGCGGTGCTTCCCGGTCCGGCGTATAGGGGCGCCGAGTTGTTTGCGTTCCTGATGGGTCACCATCCCTTCCGCCCGTGGACACATTACCACGATATCAAAACCTATAATAGTTCGTAGATTATAGGGGAGGTGACGCTAGTAACAACACTTAGAGGGGTGTTAACACTAAAAATTTTTGGAGGTTCCAATTTTCCACAACCAACTGCTCTCCCAGCTTGTGGACGCTGTAGGGCCCCGCTAATGCTTTTTCTAGAACTCTGCATTCGCTACTGCCTGATTCACTCAAATCCACCGGGCCTTGGGGCACAACATTTGTCAAGGTGTCTACCTGAAACGTTTTTCTGTATGCACGTTCAGAGAGAGTTAGTTGCCCATCTGCCCACGATACTTCTTTCAAGCTGCTATGTTTGAAGAACCTTTTGACATTTTGTTCGTCAGTGTTTTTGGTTTCACGTACATTGCAGTTTACAGTTTTTTTCAAATTTTTCTCAGTCAAGGGCACAATTTTGTCCTTGGGTAAGTTCACAGTAGTAAATTGCCAATCATCAATATTACATAGTTTTGTTATATCATTTAACAAGGAAATCAAAGCGTTAGGAAAGTCCAGTGTGCGATTGAGTTCAGCAAAGCATACGTAGTAACCGTCCTTTGTTGGGGCTGGACTTACATCAGTATCCAACACCATGTAAGGCGCTCTCTCAATAAAATTACTTAAATCGTGCGCAGCATCCGCTTCCAATGCATAAAATCCCACAACAACAGCTTCATCATCGCCAATTTTGGACTCATATTCATCCACAGTAACAAGCGGAAGTATCAACCCGTCCAAGTCACCTTTGCGCAGTCCTTCCTTCAGGTTCATGTATTCATCTCCAACCCAGGTGCCTGACCTTGCGCCATCTGGTCTTCAGCATTGTCCATGTCGGTGTCCTCTACCTCTTCATCGTAAATGTCTAGCATTTCAGGATCAAGAGTTTCAACAAAGCGGCGTGGTATTTTCATGTGAATAAGCCAAACCTTTTCTTTTTTCATTCGCGGCTTCTTGGTACCAGGTTCATAGTCATCAGGACTATGGATAGGCACAGGCACCGTTTGAAAAGTTTTTTCATATTGTATTTTGGTGCCATGTTGAGTAAGTCTCAACCCACCTTCAGGATCAGGCATGTGATGGTATGGGTATTTGAAGGTCACTTCAATCCAGTATTTTTTTACCAATGGGCCATTTACAAGCTCACCTTTGAACCAATTGTCAAATACATAGAGATTGTTGTTATCAAAGTAATCCTCAATATCCAGCATAACATCCAATAAGTCTTGTTTGGCTGTAAGCTTTTTGATTACTTCTTCAGCTTGATCTGAAAAATTTTCGAGAATTTTGTGAACCATAATACTAGAAGTGCCCAATTTTCCAGTATTTATGGTTCACAAAAGGTTGTTTAGTTTTCTCCGTACCAGTCCAGTATGGTATTGATTACTGGGTGGCGTTCAACATCTTGTTGTTGAAATTCAACAACAGCCACTCGTTTGTTTGGTTTGTATCGTTGTAAGAAATCTGTGAGACCATTTGATGTTCCCCTATCACTTTGTTTCGTATCTCCAGTCACAATCATCTTGCTGTTCTCACCAATTCGGGTCAGCGCAGAAACCATACTGAGTTTTGTAGTGTTCTGTGCCTCATCGAGGAGAATAATGCTGTTTTTCAATGTTCTGCCTCTTATGAAAGCCATAGGAAGCAGCTCTATCACATTGTTTTCCAGCATTGTAGCAATTTGTTTGGTTGAATAAAACTCTTCAAAAATCTCCAAGATTGGCCTAGTCCAAGGAGCCATTTTGGCAAAAATGTCACCAGGCAAAAAGCCAATGTCTTTGTCATCTAAACTGATATTTGGTCGGGTAATCACAATCTTGCTAACACTGCCATTTTTCAAGCATTGGATGGCATATAGTGTGCCAAGATATGATTTACCAGTACCTGCTGGACCAATGGCAAACACAATGTTTATGTTTGGGTCTTCCAGCTTTTCAATATAAGTTTCTTGACTGAGGTTTTTGGGAATCAACTCAACTTTTTGTTTGAGATGTTTAGTAAATTGCTCAAGTTCGATGATGTTGTTTCGAACATTTTTGTTGTCAAAAATGTTGCGATCTTCTCGAGGATTGGCTCTGTTAGAGCGTTTCAATCTTCTTTGCAAGTGGCGTTCCTCCAGTAGAGAGTTGGGCACCATGAGTATTTAAGCGTGACGCTTGATGACTGTTAAATCATGGATCAAAAACACAAATTGTGCCAACCCATAAATATGAAAAAACGCGATTAGTGTGGATATCCATGACCAGCAACATTAGACCAGACAGTATCAACACCAACTATCCTGTGGCCGGTTCTGACAATGAAAGTCAGGGTTTCAGAGACAATTTTGAGGCAATGAGAGTTCAACTTGCTGTTGCGGCTGCTGAAATCTCCAACCTACAAAATACCACAGTGAGGTTATCTGGACCTGTTCAAAGCAACAAGGTTGTTTTAACAAGCGATCCCAACGGCACCTTGGTTGTAACAAGATTCCAAAACAGCGATTTAGAAAACAGCATCCAATTCCCTGGGACTGGAGCTATCAGGGTTCCAGTGGGCTTGACGGCGCAACGGCCAGCAAGTAACCCACTTGCTCCCTCTACAGGTATGATCAGATTCAATACTGATTATAACAAGTTGGAATATTACAACGGCACAGCTTGGTACCTCTTGTCAGATGGTAGCCCTGGTCAAATTACACAAAATCAAGGTTTATTGAACGCAGTTGCCTTGGTTATCTACAATTTGCCATTTATTCGGGCGCAAGTTAATTCTTGGGTACAAGGCAATTATCCCCTGGGTTATTCTTTAACCCCCTCTCAACTGGAAAAATGCAGCAGAGACTTGACTACTATCCTGTTTGCTGTAATGAATGACACATTGCTGGGCTCTACTTATAACAGTGTTGCAGCTGGCAACGCTTACTGGAACGGTGTTACAAGTGTTTTAATTTATAATACACCTGCGCAGAAACAATTGACTGTTGATGCGTTAACTTATGCATTGAGTTTGGTTCAAAAAATCGTTGCTAATATCGCTATTGTACCAGATTATCCAGCTGTTGTACCACCCAGTCAAGTAATTATACCCAGCTTCAGTGGCGGCGTAGTAGCCTATGCTCCTATTGCCAGCAATATTGCGATTATCAATAATATTATCCTAACTGGACCCAGCACTGAATATGCCAACTTTGTTCCCACCTCGTTGGGAAATTTCAGCGCACAAACACTGGTATATTTGAACCTTGAATTCTTGAGTCAAGAAGTAGTTGGCTGGATCAACAACCAATTTCCAGCCCCTTACTTTTACGATCAAAACAAATGTGCTCGTGATGTGCAACTGATTGCCGCGTGTGTTATGAGCGATGTTTTGAGTGGCATCAATCTCAATAGCTACCTAGCTGGCAACAAATATTATGAGTCTGGGAAAACAGTAATACCTGGACAGGTAGAGGTTACTGTTGCGGCCTTGAACCATCTAAAAACCCTGATGAACGATGTGGTTACAAACACCTCAGTTGCACCTGTTTACAGTTTGGTGCCCCAAGTATTTGACATCGCCTACACTGATGGTGGACTTTGGACAAATGACATTGTTGCACGTATTGATCTTATCATCAACATTTTGGAGACAGGTCCACAACCCATTCCTGCACCGTCAGGCGGCCCTGCTGGTCCTGTTGGTGCAACCGGCCCAACCGGCCCCTTAGGAGGTCCCACCGGCCCAGCCGGACCAGGGGGCACACCTGGTGGACCCACACAAGCTGTTCAATTCAATAATGGGGGAACATTTGCTGGATCAGCAGATCTCAAATGGGACGGATCTAAACTCAACGCCAGTAAGCTGGCTGTAGACCAAGTTTTAATTGATAATGATGTAATCACCAACAGCTTGGCTACAGGTATTTTGAATTTGAATGCCAAAGGGCAAGTTACTAGCTTGAATATCAACAATCCTGGAAGCGGATACACACTTGTTCCAGCTATTACAATTGATCCACCACCACCTGGTGGCGTGCAAGCTGTTGCAGAAGCTGTTATGGGCGCTGTACCTATCGTTGTGCCCTGGGATCGTGGCGCTGGATATACGCCAGGCGACGCCTTGACAGTTCAAGGCGGAGTATTCTCTGCACCCACTTTGTTACAAGTGGAAACAGCTAGAATCAAGAGCATACTTGTTGATGCCAACAATGAAGGACGTGGGTATAAGCCCAATGATATTCTCACTGTCAGTGGTGGTGATGGACCAGCATCAGCTACTATTATTATCACTAGAGTCAAATTGATTGAACCACAAATAATTGCACAAGGTGTGGGATACATCACAGGTGAGGAAATCACTGTTTTTGGTGGTTCAGGCACACCTGCCACATCTATTATCTCAGCTGACCCCATTCAAATATCGGGGAAATATGATACAAACAATTTTGTTACAAATCCAGCAATCAAAACCTATACAGTTCCATTCACTATTGATCCATTGGATTATAGTGGCGTTACTGTTACGTTAAATGGCACGATTATCCTAGGGGCTGTATACAGCTTTGCGCCCAACGGCCTGCAAACAGATATCACATTCTTGCCAGCCTTTTCTCTGCAAGCTGGCGATGTAATTGGTGTATTTTACAATAGTTTCTCAGGTGACGGGGTTGAAACAAACTTTGATCTCAGCCGTGCAATTATACCAGCTGACTATTTTGATTTGTATGTGACTCTTGACAACGTGAAACAAACACTGGGTACAAACTACACAGTAAGTCAGCCCGCTAGTGTGACCAGGCTTACCTTTGTGAACCCTCCTAGTAATGGCTCAGTTATTTCTGTTATTTTGGGCGGACGTGTAACAGACATAACAATCAACAACTCAGGGTCTTATAGAGAACTGCCCAATATTGTGGCTAACCCCGCTGTTGGTGGCAGTGGCCGTGGCCTACTTACTGAATATCAAACAGCAGCCAAATACAGTGTTACTGAGAGCACTTGCCAACTCCAAAATCAAGGACCTTACTACACCCTGCCACCTTTGACCAATAACAAAGCCACTGGCGGCAGCGGTTACGGCGTTCAATTCAATATGGTGAGTGAGATCAACACTCTTATTATTACTGATCCTGGATACTATAGTTTCCTACCCACATTGCTGAACAACCCTGTAGTTGGTGGAACAGGAACTGGCGCTAGGGTAAATCTCAGCTACGGTCTGATTGCTGCCATAGTCAACAGCAGTGGTAGTGGATACACAAATACACCCAAAGCAATTGTGCAACCAAGCCCGTCTGGTAATACGGCTCGTGTAACACCTGTAATGACAGGCGCCAGAGTAAGTGTTGGTGATTTGGTAGTAACTGGCGTTAGCAAAGGTACTGCACCTGCTGTTACTAACGTAATTTGGGTAACAAAAGATGGTGATGACAACAATGATGGTTTGGCTGAAGACCGGGCAAAAAGAACCGTCAAAGCTGCTGCTGCAATCGCAAAACCATTTACAACAATTTTTGTCCGAAGCGGCAACTATTACGAAAACAACCCCATCTATTTGCCTGAGCGAGTGTCAGTTATTGGCGATAACTTGCGTAGAGTAAATCTCTTTTACAATAATCCTACAAAAGACTTCTTTTGGGTCAACAATGCCTGTTACATTGCAGGCGTGAGTTTCAGAGGTGGTAAGGCGCCAGGATTTGCTATCACCTATCCTCCTTTGGCAGGCGATCCCGATCTTCCTCCTGGTGTGCCTGGGGGAGCAGGAGTAATCAGCACAAGTCCTTATGTTCAAAACTGCACATGTTTTAACGAAACTGGCGGTGGGATGAAAGTGGATGGAAACCTTGCCAAAGGTTTGAAGAGTATGGTTTTGGATGGCTTCACTCAATATAACCAAGGCGGTCCTGGCATCTACATTACAAACCAAGGTTACGCACAGTTGGTGTCAATCTTCACTATCTGTACTACAATTGGCACATGGGTAGAAAATGGTGCAACATGCAGCATAAGCAACAGCAATACCAGCTTCGGAGATATTGGTATTTTGGCTGATGGCATAAGTCCCTATCTCTATGGCGGCAGAATCAAAGCTGGCACGGGACGATTCCGTGTTGATACTATTGACATCAAGAATATTATCCAACGTCCATTTGTGGGCCTTGTGGCTACTGTTGGTCCTGAGTTCAGCTATGTGAGCGAAATACAAGTAATTGATCAAGGACAGGGATATACTAGTACACCCCTAGTGCTGTTGGATCCACCAATTGGTTACGCAAGACAGCGTGCTGAATTTCAAGCAGTAGTAACAAGTGGAGCTATTACCGCGTTGAATAATATAGAAAAAGGATCTGGTTATACAGGCGGCGCATACGCAACAATTTACGATCCCAGTGGTACTGGAGCAATTATTGGTGCGGTGATTTACAGTTGCAGAAGCGATATAGCTAGCGGAGTGGCTATTTTGAATGGTGGTCGCGGTTATGCACTTAACGACACCATAACAATTAGTGGAGGAACTTTCCCAAATCTGCAAGTGAATACGCCAGTGTTGCTTCAAGTAGCTGCTGTAGGTTTGGGAGGTGCAGTAACATCAGTTTTTGTGATTGATGAAGGCGAATACACAGACCTCCCTATAGTTTCTGGTGCGGCTACCACTAGCAGCGGCATAGGAACTGGATTCAGTTGCAGTATCAATTTTGGCGTAAACAGTATAAATCTCGCCAGCAGTGGCACAGGTTACACAAGCCCCACTGTTACTATAAGTGGTGGCGGTGGCATCACAGCCAAAGGTCGTGCAGAGTATGACAACACAACTGGCACAATTCGTGAAGTCACACTCATAAGTCAGGGCGGTGGTTATATAGCTCAACCCATTGTCACTATTGAGGGTGGTGGAGGATCAGGTAATGGCGACACTGGTGCAACAGCTATTACTGAGGTAACAGCTGGTGTTGTCACAAATATACGGATTACAAATCCAGGATCAAACTTTGTAATTGACCCCACTGTGCGCTTCTCAGGAGGCGGGGGCGCTGGTGCCAAAGCTGGCCAAATTTGGTATCAAGCTGTTGGTGCTAGCGTAAACAGTGTCTTTACAACCTCAAACAACACCTATTTCAATGGTGGGCAAGGCTATCAAATAAATGACCTGCTCGAGGTGGTTGGAGGAGAAGGCACGGCGAGAACTCGTGTCCGAGTAGTTGCTGTCGCATCAAATGGATTTACGTCTGGTATTGTAACAAGAGTTGTTATTGACACAGCTGGCAAATATTCAAAGATGCCTACACTAAATGGCGTTGAAACTCAGTATGTTCTCAGTGGAAGTGGCACAGGATGCTTACTTGATCTCAGTATGGGCCTTGCAGCTATTGATCTAGCAAGCGGCGGTAACAGTTACAGTGCTGGTCCTCGAGTAAGATTCCAAGGTGGTGATGCTGAAAGCTTCAGCTTTTTGACTGCTAAGGCAGCAGTCAGTCCTATTGACACAGCAAATACATTGCTAGCTATCACATATGCTAGAGACTGGGCATATAATCTGATTGATAACAACCCAACCCCACCTGCCGGATATGTTGGCAGTCCTTATCAAGCTACTGAGCTGCCTGTTGTTGATCCAGCTTTGCCCAACGGATTGGATGCCACAACTGGGGTGACTGCGTTCTTTACAAATACAAGTCAAATAATAAATTACGGGACAAGCCTGAGTCCTTACGACAATGCCAGTAGCTTGCTGCTCCTGAACAAAGCCTTCTTACAAGCAGAGGTATTGGCTTATGTGAATTGGCAGTATCCAGGATTCTTCAACGCATTAGCTGGTGGTAATCCCACAGAGGCAGCTAGACTACAAGCACTATGCAGCAGAGATGTTGGATACATTGTTGATGCTCTCTCAATTGACTGTTCAACTGGCGGCTTTGTAAGAAGTATACGAGCAGGACAATCTTACTGGAATGGGATAGTCAGTAAGCTTCCAGGACAAGCTGCGGAAACTATTGATGCGATCAATTATATCTTGGCATGGGGGTTGAATCTTATCAACAATATATCAACTCCACCAGGTGCGTACCCAGGTGCACCTTTCCAAACAGCAGTGACCGCAAGTGTCAATCCAGTGCTTACAAATGGAGTGTATGCTGCCTCTAACTTAACAGCAGCAGTGAATGTTATCACCAACTTGATCTCCAACGGCCTGCCATTTACAGGATATAATAGTGCAAGTGCTCTTTTGAAAGCCAATTATGCATTCTTACAAGCTGAAGTAACAGCATATGCAAATACTTTGGTGTCTATGACTACAGATGAGAAAGCTAATTTTGCCAAACTCATTGGCCAAGTTATTGACAGCGTCAGTGGTGATATCATTGGGGCTGGGGGTACTCCTGCTATTGCTGAGGCTAAATTGTATCCAAAATACTACACTATAAGTAGTGCCACGCCGTTGGTAATAAATGGGGGCCCTGTAATACCAGCACCATTGGCAGCAAGCCTTAGTTTCAGAAGTGGCCAACGCTATTGGGATGGTGTAACCAGTTTGATACCTGGTCAATCAACACAAACTATTCAGGCCATAAATTTCGCCAAGAGTCTAAGTCAAAACATAGTTCAAAACACTGCTGTTGTTCCGCTGCAAGTTTCTGTAGCACAAGTTACAAATGGAAGTTTGAGTGGTGGAGCAGCTACTTTGAATGGCGTAACAGCATTTTTCGACCATATAACCACATTTATTAACGATGGCTTAAGTGTAGCCAATATAAGATATACCCATGCAGGACTGCTCCTACAGGCCAACAGAGCATTCCTCCAAGCTGAAATTGGTGCATGGGTAAGTATTACCTATCCTGGATTTTTATCACCCGCACAACTGACACTGTGTGAACGAGATGTGGGATTGATTGTAGATGGCATGACACTTGATGCAACAAAAGGTGGAGTAATTGAGGCCTTGCGTAGTGGTAGAAATTACTGGAACGGTGTAACCAGCTTGATTGGTGGGCAAGAAAGTCAAACCATCGCTGCTTTGACCCAACTACGCACGTTGGTTATGGACGTTATCACCAATAGTGCAATTATACCTATCCAGGGGGTTGTGCCACAAGTAGTCAACCCAGCATTAAATTATGGCAGTTATAGCTCACAAAACTTGGAAGCCTCTTTTGATGTATTGATCAGCACAATAAACCCCCTCTATGGTCCCAAAAATCTACGCTGGAATAATTCCAGTCAATTGTTACGATTGAACAAGCAATTTATTCAAGCAGAAGTAACGCAATATGTGTTGAATACTTTTGGTCCAGGGTTCTTAACAGCTGATCAACTGAGCTTGTGTACACGTGACACTGGATTTATTGTGGATGCAGTAGCAGCTGATTTAGTAGGAGCCGGTGGGTCACTGCTCAGCGATACTGTGGAAAACGAAACAACTGTCACACTTGAAGAAGTTACAGACTATGCACCTTTGGATGATGAAACTGTAAACTTTTATCAAGTAAGTGTTGCATCTGCATCCAGTCACACTTTTGAATATGTGGGCGCAGGAACAGATATCAACACCTGCTTGCCTCAGTTAGGTGGTGTACCTATACAGGAAAACGAAGTTGTAATGAGACGCGGTGGGAGAATTTACTACACTAGCACCGATCACAAAGGTGACTTCCGTATTGGCGAAGGATTAGTTATCAATCAGAATACTGGCACACTTAGTGGACGTGTGTTTGCCAAAAGCTTGTTTGGCCTTGTAACACCATTTATTTTGAGTATTGAGTCTAGTGGTTAAGACAAGGTAGTTGACATACCTATAAATACCCAGTCGTATAGCGTTATTTTGTGGAGGTTCCTATGGCTGTTTTGCCGCTGAATACTTTTAGAACTATTACAAGAAGAATCACAGCCGTAGGTCCTGCTTCTTTTGAGGAAATCTATACATGTCCTGTAGGTGTAACAGCAATTGTTCTTTTGGCCCAAATTTCCAATGTGGGTAATGTTACTGCAAAAGTAAGTTTTGCTCATGTGAAAGATATTACAGTTACTTTCTTGGTCCGTAATGCCAAAATTCCCATTGAGGACGCTTTGAGTGTTTTGACTGGCCGCCTCGTGCTTGAAGAAGGACACAGAGTGAGAGTTTTCACAGATGCTGCTGGGGCCAATAATTTAGATGTAGTCCTAAGTATTGTGGAAAGCGCCAACACATAATGAATTTTTCCAGGACTAGATACCAAAAGTCAAAATACCATCTTGCACCTAAATATCCCACTATTGGCACGGTTGTAGAGATAAAGAATGACTAAACTTATAAGTGGGCGAGTCGTTGTAAAAACCCCTCTTGAGGTAGCGAGTGATCTTTCACGGTATGAATTTCTCGGACTGGCTCAAGCTGAGCCCAATCTAGGTATTCCACCTCCTGACGCTGGACAACCAGGGAAAGACTACTTTTTATTCAGCTATCCAGACGGCACTAGAGAATGGAGACTGCCTACCGGGACTACAGGGCCAACAGGCCCTACTGGACCTACTGGTCCCACTGGTCCCACCGGTCCTACTGGACCGACCGGCCCTACGGGCCCTACGGGTCCTACTGGTCCAACAGGCCCCACTGGTCCAACAGGCCCCACTGGGCCAACTGGTCCTACTGGCCCCACTGGGCCAACTGGTCCTACTGGCCCCACTGGGCCAACTGGTCCCACCGGCCCTACGGGTCCTACTGGTCCAACAGGCCCCACTGGTCCAACCGGGCCTACAGGTCCAACTGGGCCCACCGGCCCTACGGGTCCAACTGGACCAACTGGCCCAACTGGTCCCACTGGCCCTACTGGTCCAACAGGCCCCACTGGTCCAACAGGCCCCACTGGGCCGACAGGGCCAACAGGCCCCACTGGTCCCACCGGTCCCACCGGCCCTACGGGTCCTACTGGTCCAACAGGCCCCACTGGTCCAACCGGGCCTACAGGTCCAACTGGGCCTACAGGTCCAACTGGACCAACTGGGCCCACAGGTCCAACTGGAAGTTTTGGTCCAACTGGCCCAACTGGACCAACTGGTCCTACTGGGCCTACAGGGCCTACAGGTCCAACGGGAGGAATTGGACCAACAGGTATAGGAGCTACAGGACCAACTGGTCCACTTGGGGGTCCACCTGGCCCCGTAGGTGATACAGGACCAACTGGTCCACTTGGGGGTCCACCTGGCCCCGTAGGTGATACAGGACCAACTGGTCCTATATCGACTGGTCCTACAGGTGAGACTGGTCCTACAGGCCCAACTGGTGAACAAGGACCAACTGGAGATACTGGTCCTACTGGAGATACTGGTCCTACTGGAGATACTGGTCCTACTGGAGATACTGGTCCTACTGGAGATACTGGTCCTACTGGAGATACTGGCCCCACTGGAGATACTGGCCCCACTGGTCCAACTGGCGATACTGGTCCAACTGGCGATACTGGTCCTACAGGAGACACCGGACCAACTGGTGAACAAGGACCAACAGGCAATACTGGTCCTACTGGTCCTACTGGAGATACAGGCCCCACAGGTCCAACTGGTCAGCAAGGGCCTACTGGAGATACAGGACCAACTGGTGAACAAGGAGCAACTGGCGATACGGGTACTACAGGGCCTACAGGACCATCCGGTCAGACTGGCCCCACAGGATCAGGACCTACGGGTGATACTGGTCCTACTGGACATACAGGTCCCACTGGACCTATAGGTACTGGAACTACTGGTGCAACTGGCAACACTGGTCCCACCGGCCCTATTGGGACGGGACCCACAGGCAGCGCCGGACCTACTGGTCCTAATGGTACAGGACCTACTGGTCCTATAGCAACAGGGCCTACAGGCCCAACTGGTCCTCTAGGAGGGCCCCCAGGGCCCAAAGGTGATACTGGTGCCACAGGACGTACTGGTCCTACTGGTCAAGGCCGTACTGGACCCACTGGCCCTTCAGGTGCAACTGGATCTGGGGCCACAGGCCCAACAGGACCCCGCGGACCTCTTGGCTTGCAGGGTGTACAAGGATCTCCTGGTATCCAAGGTCCGCAAGGATTTACAGGCGCCGATGGTGAAACTGGTCCTACTGGCCCATTGGGCGGACCACCTGGTCCTACAGGAGATACCGGTCCTACAGGTGAGACAGGACCAACTGGCCAAACAGGAAGTACTGGTCCAATTGGACCAACAGGCCCTACAGGTGAGACTGGTCCTACAGGAACTACAGGTGTTACTGGTCCTACAGGAACTACAGGTGCTACTGGACCCAAGGCCACTGGCCCCACTGGCCCCACAGGTGAAACAGGGACTACTGGCCCTACTGGGCCTACTGGACCAGAAATAACTGGCCCCACTGGCCCCACAGGTGAAACAGGGACTACTGGCCCTACTGGGCCTACTGGACCAGAAATAACTGGGCCTACAGGCCCCACAGGTGAAACAGGTCCTACTGGTCCAATTGCTACAGGACCAACTGGTGAAACAGGACCAACTGGCGAAACAGGGCCAACTGGACCAATAGCTACAGGACCTACAGGACCAACGGGTGAAACAGGCACTACGGGGCCAACAGGCCCTACTGGTCCTACTGGTGAAACAGGCCCAACTGGTGAAACAGGACCAACTGGTGAAACAGGACCAACTGGACCTATAGCTACAGGCCCCACTGGTCCTACCGGCCCCACAGGTGAAACAGGCACAACAGGTCCAACTGGTGAAACAGGTCCAACAGGCCCCACTGGTGAAACAGGTCCAACTGGTCCTACAGGCCCCACAGGTGAAACAGGCACAACAGGTCCAACTGGTGAAACAGGCCCAACAGGACCTATAGCTACAGGCCCAACAGGGCACACAGGAGAAAGTGCTACTGGACCAACCGGCCCAACAGGACCAATTGTTACTGGACCAACAGGCCCCACTGGTGAAACAGGCACAACAGGTCCAACTGGCCCCACTGGTGAAACAGGCACAACAGGTCCAACTGGTCCAACTGGTGAAACAGGCACAACAGGTCCAACTGGTCCAACTGGTAGAACCGGACCCACTGGCCCTACTGGTGAAACAGGCCCAACAGGACCTATAGCTACAGGCCCGACAGGGCACACAGGAGAAAGTGCTACTGGACCAACTGGTCCAACAGGACCAATTGTTACTGGACCAACAGGTCCAACAGGCACAACTGGTGAAACAGGCACAACAGGTCCAACTGGCCCAACTGGTGTAACAGGCACAACTGGTCCAACTGGTGTAACAGGACCAACAGGACCAACAGGCACAACGGGTGTAACAGGACCAACAGGACCAACAGGCACAACTGGTCCCACAGGTCCTAGCGTTACTGGGACCACAGGTGATACTGGTCCAACTGGCCCTACAGGCACAACTGGTCCAACCGGCCCTACAGGCACAACTGGTCCAACCGGCCCTACAGGCACAACTGGTCCAACTGGCTCTAGTCTAACAGGTGAAACTGGCCCAACAGGTCCAACAGGCACAACTGGCCCCACAGGCCCAAGTGTAACAGGCACAACTGGTAATACAGGCCCAACTGGTGAAACCGGCCCTACTGGCACAACTGGGCCAACGGGACCAAGCTTTACGGGAACTACTGGTAATACAGGACCAACTGGCGAAACTGGCCCAACTGGTCCAACAGGCACAACTGGGCCAACGGGACCAAGCTTTACGGGAACTACTGGTAATACAGGACCAACTGGCACTACTGGCACTACTGGAACTACAGGCCCAACTGGGCCGGTTGGTCCTACTGGTTCCACTGGCACTACTGGCCCAGCAGGACCCAGCACTGTGATTAACGCAACAGATACTACAACCAATGCAACGTATTATCCATTATTCGTATCAACTGCTGGTACAGATGATACTCCGCGCATCAGAAGTACTGCCACAGCATTTACATTTAACCCTGGCACAGGAGAAGTAAGTGCTGTAGATTTCAACAGCCTTAGTGATAGAACATTGAAAACAAATATTGTTGAACTTTCTGACTCATGGGCTATCTTGTCTCAGTTGAAACCAGTGAGCTTTGATTGGCTTCATACAGAAAAAAGTAGTTTTGGCTTTGTTGCGCAAGAGGTTGAACAAATATTGCCAAGTATTATCAGCAACACCAGCCAAGGCAAAACAGTAGCATATCTACAGCTGATTCCACTACTGGTAAAACACTTGCAGGATCAAACACATCAAGTTGCTAAACTACAAGGTGTAATTGATACTCTACGCAAAACTCTAGCAGGCGACTCATAACAGTCGCCTGCTAGATATTGACCTTCTGAATGAAAACAACTATCTCATTATATGAGATATAGTATTGTTATACCCACTTATAATCACTGTGAAGACCTACTCAAGCCCTGTTTAGAGTCAATTTTTAGATATTCGCACATGCGAGATATAGAATTGATCATTTCAGCCAATGGCTGTGTTGATAATACTAAAACCTATCTAACCAACTTACAAAAACAATTTCAAGTGCTGGGAATGGAGGATCATTTCAAAATTGTTTGGAATGACGCCCCATTGGGATTTTCCAAAGCCACTAATGTAGGCATAAGAGAAGCCTCTTGTGATCTAGTTGTATTACTAAGTAATGATGTAACTTTGCTGGGTCAAGAAAAAGGCACTTGGTTGTCTAGGCTGGTCTTGCCCTTTGAAACAAATGTGCGATGCGGTATTTCGTGCACAAACAAAATGTATAGTGAACATGCAGGCCGTGATTTTGCTATTTTCTTTTGTGTGATGATTCACAAAAAAGTTTTTGAAAAAATAGGCTTGTTGAATGAAGACTATGGTGTTGGTAGCGGAGAAGATATTGAATTTTCCATTGAGGCTGAAAACGCAGGATTTGAAGTAATTGAAGTGGCGCAAAACACCATGGACTATAATTTAAAAATGTGGTTAAGTGATTTTCCTTTATACCACAAAGGTGAAGGCACAGTTCATGATCCATCACTTGTGCCGGATTGGGATAATATTTTCACTGGGAACATGATCAAGGTTGCGCAAAAATATAATCCCGCTTGGGTGGAAGCCAACGCTGCCCAATTCTCTTGGCAACTGCTTCAAGAAACATTGCCTAAATTTCATAAACCAATTAGCCTGCTCAAAAAGTTGAATAATGTGTTATTTGATGAAATATTCAAAATAAATTGTTATCATGTTCTGCCAAATGAGTTTGAAGGCAATATTGTTGTAGATATTGGTGCTCATATTGGCACATTTAGCATATTCAGTCTCATTCATGGTGCCACAAAAGTCTTGGCTATAGAGGCTAACCCCAAAGTCTACTCCACACATTTAGCAGATGTAGTAAGCTCTTTGCCTCAAATACAGATAGATAATCTTGCTGTTACAGATCAAGAAGACATATTGGTATCAATCAAAGATGATGATGTCAACAGCCAGCTCCAACCCTATGATCCAAAAAATCTGTCTGTGAAAACCATAACCTTACTTTCTCTGTTAAAAAAACACAATATTGAGGGAACTGAATTGGTTTTGAAACTGGATATTGAAGGGCATGAATTCAATGTATTACTGAATACACCAATTGAAGTTTTGAGCCGCTTCAAAACCATTTTTGTGGAAGTTCACAATGACATGAATCCCAACTCCAATTTCAGGGATATCAAAAGAATTGCAGAACATCTTGAAAACAATGGTTTCAAGAAAACATTTGAAATACCCTTGTTGTGGTTTGGCATAGATGGCACAGTAACGCAAACTGGTGTATGGAATGAGAAGTACGAAAGAGTGAAAATATGAAAAAAGGAGTCTTGTGCAGCATTACTACTCGAGGCAGATACCACAGCACACTGGCCATGAGCATCATGAGTGTGGCAACTCAAACAGAACTACCTGACCACTTGGTCATATTTGATGACAATGACCCTACTGAGGATATTAGAGAGATACCTACTCTACGCCATGTTCTGTGCATCTTGGAAGAGAAAAAACTGTCTTGGGAAGTAATTTTTGGGCGGAAACAGGGTCCGCATCATAACCATCAGATTGCCAATCGTATGGGGTTTGAATGGGTGTGGCGTCTAGATGACGACGCTGTGGCTGAACCCAATGCATTGAAAATCTTTAAAAGTCATCTAAATGCCAACACTGGTGCGGTAGGAGGTAGTATACTCACACCACCATTTTTGAAAAATACCAACGCCACTGGTTCCATTGATAAAGTTGAAGAACAAAGCATTCAATGGGATTACATTGCTGAGAAAAAAGCTGTTGATCATTTGCATTGTAGTTTCGTGTATCGAGCAGGCATACATGACTACAATTTGGGCTTAAGTCCAGTGGGGTTCCGAGAAGAAACCCTGTTCACATGGGGTTTGAAACAAAAGGGCTTTGATATCTTCATTGTACCTGGTGTAATAACATGGCATTTGAAAAATCCTGTTGGTGGAATAAGACAACAAGATGAATTGATGTATTCCAAAGATGATGCTATTTTCCGCAATCATTTACATTATAGAGACCATACTATGGTAGTGCTTGACTGCGGTATGGGTGATCATGTTGTGTTCCAGAAAGTTCTTCCTTTGTTAAAAAATCCAGTTGTGTTTTCCTGTTATCCAGAAATCGTAGCAGGACGCAGTATTGGTGAGGCAGTGCATTTGTTTGGTGACATAAGTTACTTAAACGTATACCAAAAAATGGAACAGTGGAATTGGACTGAAAGCTTGGAAAAGGCCTATCGCAAACTGTATGGAGTTGACAATTGATTCTGATCGCGCCCTGGAGTAAACCATTACGTAATGGCCAAACCAATCCCAAAAACTATCCCTACTGGGGTGACCTAGTGAAATTATTACCACCACCAGTGGTGCAAGTGGGGGTGGATGGCGAACTTCAATTGGTTGAAGATTTCCGCAAAAATTTAAATCTGAAAGATTTGGCTCAACTGATTCTGGCATGCAATACATGGATCTCTGTGGACACATTTTTTCAACACTATGCATGGAGTTTAGGCAAAAAAGGTGTAGTAGTGTGGGGACAAAGTGATCCCAACATCTATGGTCATGCCGAAAATGAGAATCTACTCCTGAACCGTAGTTTTTTAACAAGTAATCAATTTTTGATGTGGGAAATGATCCCCTATCGCAATGATTGCTGGGTAGACCCAAAAACAGTATTGGAAAGTGTTCAAAAGTCTCAAGGGATGGGTGGCTTCGAGAACATGGGATAAATATTGCAGACGGTTCATACTAGGAATATCACTCAATGGCTAACACTACTCCTAAAATATTTAACCAGCTGCGCCCTTTGAATACTGCTGTTCCCAGTCAGTTGTATAGCGTGCCCTTGCAAAGACAAGCCCAAATAACACTGTTTGTGGCAAATCAAGGAAATACCAGCGAGTTTTTCCGAATAGCATTAGTACCAGACGGACAAAGCTTGACTACTGCCCGGTATATTGCATTTGATACACCCTTGATAGGCAACGGAGTATTTGCTGTGACAGGCATTGGTTTGGATTCAGGTGATAGTATATTTGTCAAGAGTGCAATAGGCAACTTAAGCTTTACTGCCACCGGAATTGAATTTAGCCCTTAAAATACAACACAGCACATATTGGTAAACCTACAGATGCTGTCTAATGTGTGAGATTATTCCATTCCCAAATAAGCGTGCTGCAAAAGTCAATAACCATTTTTCTGTGGAACAAGTTGAGCCCACTGGCTATATACCAGTCAAAAAAATTGACTTTACATGTCCTTCCTGCCAAACTCAAACAAGCTTTTCATTTAATAATATCATTTTTCGTACTCTGCAATTTTATTGCAGTAAATGTGGTGCAGGATGGAAGGTAACAAACAAACTATTCGCTGGTTTAATTGAAAAAGAAAACAAACCACCATGACACACCCCCTAATAAATGATTTGACTGCTGTCTCTTTTGAAGAGTTGGAAAAAAGAAAAAATGATATTTTAAGCAGGATGCAAAGGCTAAGAATCTGGGGGCAAGGCAGTAGTGAAATATGGGACCAGTTTCAAAGTATCCTAGGCAGTTTGGATTTAGAGATGGAACAAAGACTGTCAGCTCAGGACACTGCAAAAAATCCTTCCAAAAATGTTATTGTAAATACTGACCCCTTGGAAGAAGAGTTAGAAGACCTTTCCAAACAAAAGCGTGGTCCAAAACAGTATACTATACTATAATTATGAATAACGACCTTGTAGTTTTTGACAATGAAGGAACTCCTTTTGTGAGTGGTCAAGGAATTATTGAATTGGCGTATCAAAACAAGCTGGATAATATTTTTGAGTGGCAAGATTCACCAGCAAAAAGTGCATTCTTGCAGCAATGTGAAAAACTAGATTATTGGCCTATCCCCAGTCATGCATCTGATCCAAAAAAGCGTGACTGGTTTACGCCTGAGGAATACACATGCATTGATTTGAAACAGTATTGTCTAACAAGATGTGTTAACAAAGAACAAACGCAACGAGCACTTCTGGAACTGGGACTCATATCTTCACTAAATGCTGAACCCATCTTCCATCATTTGATCTATCTTGTAGATACTTGGAGGAGTCACGGGTTAGTGTGGGGAGTAGGCAGAGGGAGTAGCGTAAGCTGTTTTGTGCTATATCTTATTGGCGTTAACAAAATCAATCCCTTAGACTATGATCTTGACTACCAGGAATTTTTCAAAATTAAATACTAATTTTACAGTGAGCAAGGAACCATAATGGCCGGACATTTTAGACGTCAACACAGAAGTATGCGGGGAGAAATTATAGATTTTTCAGCCTTGAGCTTACAAAATCAGCAACAAGTTGCATTAGGAAATGCACGCATGAATGCAAAGGGTGACATTCTTGGCGAGGGGGGTATCATTTTGAAAACACAAGAACAGGTTGAAGCTGAATGGGCTGCGGCTAGAGCCATGTCACAAACTTTTACTGCTGATATCAAAAGCGAACAACCTCTCTCACAAGCAGCACCTCCTCCTATGCCTACCCCAAGAGCAGCTACTTTGCCTGATGTTGAGTTTCCCACAATTCAAGAACTAGTGGGATCTGGAGTTATTACACCAACACCAAAACGGAAAATTGCAGAAAAAGATGACTAATTTTGAACCTTTTGATTGGCACACAGAGGGTGAGATTCGCCCATTGCCTAATCGAGTCCTAGTGCATAACATGGAACATGGTGAGCGTCGAACCAAAAGTGGTCTCATAATTGGTGACGACGATGGGAAAGAGCGTGGCGTACGTCCACGCTGGGCTACAGTTTATTCAGTAGGCAAGGACGTAGATGATGTCAAAAAGGGAGATCGTGTGCTGATCTCTCACGGTCGCTGGAGCCGTGGAGTGTCTGTGGCTGCTCCTGATGGCGAAATCACAGTTGTGAGAATGGTAGAGCCAGAAAGCATTCTCCTTGTAGAGGACTGTTGACACAGTTTTCTCTACACTACAAACTCATGTGTATATGAAATTGCATGAGGGCAAGATGAGCAAAAAGCTTTGGGTACAACAATATCGACCAAGCCAACTTAGTGAGTATGTTTGGAGTAACAGTGCTCAGAAAGCCCAAGTGGAAACTTGGGTAGCTGAGCGCCATCTGCCTAATCTATTGCTAATTGGGCATCCAGGAATTGGTAAGACTGCACTAGCTATGATGCTGATGAGAGAGCTGGATGTAGATAATTCAGATATCAAGTTTGTAAATGGATCTACAACAAATGGTATCGACTTTGTACGTGATCTTGAAAACTTTGTGTCTACTATGCCCATGGGCGAGTTTCGTTATGTGATTATCGACGAAGCTGACGGTCTAACTGTCGCAGCGCAATCAGGATTGCGCAACATGGTTGAGACCTACAGTGATGGGGCACGTTTCATTCTCACTGCTAATTATGGTCACAAAATCATTCCAGCACTCAAGAGCAGGTGCCAAACATTTGAAATCCAAAGCCTTGAACGCGATCAGTTTGTAGAGCGCATTGCTACAGTTCTTATGAGCGAAGGCATTGATCTCACTGAACATAATTTTGAGATTCTGGATGATTACGTATCAGCATGCTATCCTGATCTACGCAAGTGTATCAACATGCTGCAACAAAACTGCATCAACAAAACACTACAACGACCAGGTGAAGGCACTGCTAGCGCCACAAGCGACTACATCGTGCAAGCTGTTGGACTGTTCCGCGAAGGCAAGATTCAAGAAGCCAGAAAGCTGTTGGCACCCAAGCTGCAAGGTGCTGAATTTGAAGAAGCTTATCGACTTTTGTATCAAAATCTCAACTGGTGGGGTCCAAGTGATAAACAACAGAATGCAGCGATTGTTATCATTGCTAACCGGCTGAGAGACCATGCCATGTGTGCTGATCCTGAGATCAATTTTTCAGCATGTTTGATTGAACTCAGCAGTGTGGCAAATGAGGGCTAAGCCCTCACTATCAAGTTCCAATTACCCACAAGTGGCAGAAAACTTGTTAAATCAATTGAACATGCGCTGGTACTTGTGAGCGTAATGCTATCAGGTGTTATTACTTGGCTCAAATTGTTGCTTACCTGCACCAAAACTATTTTCTGTCCCAGGTTATGAGCTACTGGGAGCACACCTCCCACTAAGTCCGCAGCTACAAAACTTTGACGAAACACCAAACCCACTGTGGAGATAATTACTGGACTTGTGCCTGAATCAATAAGCACTGGTCCAGATACTACATCGCCAGTAATCAAGATTGTTTTGCCTTGAAGATTTTCAATCTCTGTTTTGATAGTGGAGAAATTGTCTCGAAAGCCTTTTGAGCTTTGATCAATACCAGGAACTGGAAAATTGGGATTTACTCTGCTGATTACTGCCATTATGTTTCAATCTGTAAGAGGGTAATTGTCACTGTAATTGCTGTCGACCCACCACTTAAATTTGTAACTGCAATGGGGATCAATGTAGTAGGAGGAGATTCATTGCTGAAACCAAATACAGCTGGGCTCAATAATTTTGTTTCAGCACCAGCAGTGGTTATCTCTGTAATAACGCCACCGTAGGCTGGTGCTGGTGAAGGCAGCACTCGACTTGCATCAGCTGTTCTTGCTGCCACATCAGTGTAAATTCGAACCCAACAGGCGGCTGTAACAGTGATTTTGTATAAGGAATAGCCTTTGAACCCTGTCATGCTGTTATTACCAGTAGCATTATCTGCAAGGACAGAGGTGGTAACACTGGATATGGTGCGACTATACGTAGTAGCTGTTGATGCATTTACGGTTGCGATACCGCCAGCTATTGTTGCATTTAGATTAGTATTGAAATTGATTGTTGTAGCTGAGCCCAATGGTGCACCAGCAGCTTGAACTTGTACTGCGGCAGTACCTGTTGGCCCTGTTGTGCCAGTTGTGCCAATATTGCCGGTAGGGCCTGTTCTGCCTGTGGGACCTGTGGGTCCAGTAACGCCAGTTTCTCCTGTGGGCCCTGTGGGTCCAGTCGTGCCTGTTGGACCTATAGGTCCAGTGTCACCTGTTGAACCAGTTGGTCCTGTAGAGCCAGTGTCTCCTGTGGCTCCTGTATTGACCGCAGTGCCAGCCACACCTGTGGGACCACTTGGTCCAGTATCGCCCAAAGGTCCAGTCGTTCCAGTGGGACCAGTGTCGCCTGTGGAACCAGTTGGCCCAGTTGAGCCAGTAACACCAGTTACACCAGTGGGACCAGTTACACTGGGTCCAGTAGAACCAGTAGTACCTGTGGGACCAGTGGCACCGGTTGCACCTGTGGGGCCCGTTCCTTGAGGTCCTGTAGAGCCTGTGGAACCAGTTGGTCCTGTCACACCTGTAGAGCCTGTAGCCCCTTGTATGCCAGTTAGGCCAGTAGGCCCAGTTGTTCCAGTAGCACCTGTGTTAGTTGCACTTCCTGGAACGCCAGTAGACCCGGTGTCTCCTTTGGGTCCTTGCGGTCCTTGTGGCCCTGGTACGAAACTCGCTGGCCCGGTTACTCCTGTTGGTCCAGTTATACCAATTCCTGTTGGCCCAGTTCGCCCAGTTGGGCCTATAATTGACTGTCCTGTTGGACCAAGCAATGCTGGACCTGTGGGACCAGTTGTGGCTACGCCTGTTGGACCTGTAGTGCCTTGTGGTCCAGTCTCACTTAGTCCTTGTGGCCCAGTGCCGCCAGGAGGACCCTTTATTTCGCCCACATTGGTCCAGTTTGTGCCAGTCCAAACCCAAAGATTACCTGTGCTGGATTCAACATACGCATCTCCCAGCAATGCTGTGCCGTTACTGGGCCACCCTGGTATTTGGTAATAATAAACAACTGTACCAATAATTCTTACGCCTGTGCCAGCAGATCCGGTTGGTCCTTGAGCACCACTTGGGCCAGTTATGACACTTGGTGCACCTGTTGGCCCAAGCTGTCCACTAGGGCCGGTTGCCCCTCCCTGGCCAGTCAAACCTATGGGGCCTGTTGGCCCAGTGAAACCAGTAGCACCCTTAATTCCTGTGTGTCCCGTGGGACCTGTTCTGCCTGTTGGGCCAAGAGGACCCACCACTCCTTGTGCCCCAGTCAAACCTGAAGGGCCAGTTGCGCCTGTATTAGTTGCTGTGCCAGCAGCACCTTGTGGGCCTGTGGTGCCAGTTGACCCTTTTTGTCCTTGTGCGCCAGTGGGGCCTTGTGCACCAGTGTTAGTTGCACTGCCTGCTGGTCCTGTTACACCAGTAGGACCAGAAGGTCCAGTTATTGTGCTGTCAGCCCCAGTAGGGCCAGTGCGCCCAGTTGATCCAGTAGCCCCAGTGTTATAGGCTATACCTGGGAAGCCGCGGGGCCCTGTGCTACCAGTAGGGCCGGTGTTAACTGCCGTGCCCGGTGGGCCAGTGTAACCTGTGGGTCCTCCTGGGCCAGTATCGCCTGTGGGACCACCTGGTGTTCCAGCTGGACCAGTAGGGCCAGGTAGTAATACTGCGTCTTGCAAAAGGGAGATTTCAGTCGCAGCAGTATCAAGATTGGTTTTGATGCTGGTAAAATTATCTCTGAAGCCTTGGCTGGGATTATCAGCGTTCTCTACAGGAAAATTCTCATTGAGACCAGAGGTGTCTATGTTACTTGTCATTTGCCATCACAAAAATATCTGCGCTATTTAACGGATCATTATTGCCAAGGTTTCCCAAAATTCAAAACCCATGTCCTAGAGAACCTGCTTGCTGTCACTGAGGCCCTTTGATTGAACACAGTGCTATAATAATCAAAAATAGTCTTGTTTTCATCAAATATTACCTGGCTAAAGGGAATATTAGTGTTGTTCACAAAGTCAAACTCAGTTGTAAACTCGTCAAAATAAGTTGTATTGTTATCAAACACTGTCTCGCTAGCGGGTTCATACTCTACCAAGGCTGTTTGGCCAACATCCCAAGTCATAGTATCCTCATCAAAAGTTGTAGATCCAGTCCAAACAATGCCTTGAACAGTCAACTCCACTTGTTTGACTTCAATCAAGTTACCATCGTAAGGATTTACAGGAAAAGGATTGTTTTTAAACCACTCTGCTCCAGAATCTGAGACTTCCGCCAACGGAACTGATAATACAAAATTGTCTGCCCAAACTTCTTGCCAAGAAGGCAGTAATTCTGTTCCTGAAAAATCAATAAATGCTCCTGACTGATATCCTTGCCCAGGGCTCAATATAGAGACTGTTGATACCCCTAAATCAAATAATACTGCAAAGTTTTTTGTACCATTGAAAAATGTAATGTTCCCTTTGGGAAAATGCGAAAAAAGTCCAGGAACTGTTACTTGAATACTGGTTACTACACCTATGTTGTTTACGCTGACTATTTTTATTTTGCCAAATTGTTGATTTACTGCTGAGCCGACTTTCACTTCAAACTCTTGGTCAGCTAAGAATCCAGGTGTTGAGCTTTCAATAGTACCGCTCTGCAAACCTAGATATCCCACTACTTGTGCGCCCGAGCCTTGTCCAATAACAGAGATTTTGGGTTGACTATAATATCCTGTTCCAGAGGAATTTACTGCTATGTTTGTCAATGCACCACTGCTCAAGTTCACTGATGCAGTTGCTTGTGCCCCAGAGCCTTTGGCGTTGGAAAACCCAAACAATCTTTCTGTTGTTTGCCGGATATTATAGACACTGGCTGGAAAAGCTTGATTAGGACCTTGTTTGTTTTGTTTGAGCCAAACAACTTGATTATCTATTATGGGAATGGCTGTTCCTGAAGGTCCTAGCCCACCTGCTGACCAACCAGTGGTTTGTGCAGTCAAAAGTAGGTCTTGATTTACAATTGTTTGTTGTGTTTGATATCTGTGCTGGGGATACCAAGGCAATGGTAACAAACGGCTAGTAGCGATGTTAGGGAAGGCAACCAGCTGCCAAACTACTGATCCATCAGCACCAGGTGTGGTGGGTTCAGGAAAATCTCCACTCTTTCCACTAACACTAGCTACAAGTTGCAGTCCGGTGCTAGTGCTTACTCTTTCATTACTATGATAAAATGAAAAGGGAGTCCAAGTCCTATTACTGTTCGCATCTTTTACAGCAACAAATAATGTTTGATACGGCAGTTGATTGCCTTCACTTACATAAACGTTGCCATAACCCAGCTTAAACTCTGTCAAATAATTGCTAATAGCATCTCTAACAGTTGAAACATTTTGATAATTTAAACCATTTATAATAGAGACTGCTGGACTGTCATTTCGACTCCAATTTTTATCAGCCTCTCTAAACAGATATTCAGGTGGCATTAGGCTGGTGCTGTTATTGATAATAAAGTCCAGTTTGTTTGTGCCTGTTATGGGAATCTGTATGCTCATATAATGTTCAAGATTCTGACTTTGGACTGTTAGACGGAACCATTGAATAGCTACATCTACACCGTCTCCAGCACTTACTTCAAAATAATATGTTTTGGAAACAGCATGATACTCCACAAAACCACTTAGCATGCCGGTTTCACTCACTACTATAGTGTAGGGAGGTATATTGCCACCCCTGAGACCGTATTGTATGCTAGCTCCAGGCCTAGTTGTAATGGCTTGAAATTGTATGCTACTGAATTCACCGTCATTTACGGAGCCCAAATCATTTGGTGTTATCCAAGTGATTTGTTTGGCATCTTGTGCCACTGTAACAAAAAAGTTTTGCGGTATTGCATTTGTACCATCACTTGCAATCACTGTAAACGAATACACAGTGGTAATAGAGACATTAGGCGCCTGCCCCCAGAGCTCTCCAAGAATGCTGAGATTTAACCAAGGAGGCAGGTTTACGCTAGAGAAAGCTACGCTCTGCAAGTCTGGTTCAAATACTATCAAAGGAAAATTAAAATTAGTGCCAGGCGCAATAGTGCCTAAGCTTCCTGAGGGAGTAATCCAAATAGGCGCATGTGGGGGACTTATCAACCCTACTGAAAACACCTGAGAAATGGTTTTAGTGTTGGTTGATGCAATAATTGTGAAATCAAGCGAGTCAATTGTGCCAGGTGTTACTTGGTCCCACACAGCAGCTTGGGCAATGTATTGCCAGGCAGTAGGGTATCCGTCAGGAATATATCCTCCTGTGCCTGTGGGACCACCAGCAGGTGCACTGAACCCACTTGCCAAACACACGTAGAGTTTTCCAGTGTCATTTGACACAATTTGGTTTATTACATAATAAGTATTGGGCTGCCAAGGCGGGTCAATGCTGTCTACTATATTCAGTCCAGAAACATAAGGACCATTGGCTATCCCGCTCTTTCCAGGCACTGTACACTTATACAAATAGCCATTGTTAAAAACATAATCAATTATTGAATACAACGAAGTGGGTTTCCAAGACAGGTCAACAGTGACCAAGCCTGTTTGCGCTTCAATAGAAACTCCTTGGCTCCAGGTAATAACAGGAGGAAAGCTGTAGGTAATGGATTTCAAAGGTGTATTTTGGGCAGCCACTACGAATTCTTGTGGTTCAGATTGATAATAGTAGCCCAAAACACTTGTATTGGTGGTCTGCCATTCCAGAATGTCAACACTATTTGTAGCAGTTATGTAAAATGTGCGATCAGTTGAAAATGTGCCGTTGTTTAGTCGGAGTGTAAAACTAAAAGTTTGTGTGCCCACAACTCCTGAAATCTGTCCTAAAATCTCAATTTGACTGTTGATAAATTCCAAACGTGTGCCAGGAGGCAAACTTCCATTTATTGGAGGAATGCTTACATTGCAGGGAAGATCTAGAGTTTCTCCATAAGACAGTATTTCTGGGTTACTGCTGTAGCTATAGCCCTCACTTCTGCTTGGTAGCAGACCTTCTGTAACCCAAAAAGGATAAGACGTCATTGGTAATCCATTATTTTTGATTACCAATATTTAAGGCTATTGTGAAAACAGGTTTAGGGCAGTAACTCTACAGATTTGATGTAATCAATGCGTTCCTGCCACATGAGTTTCAAACTCATGAGGTGAGTGTCATCAGTCAAATAAATTCGGGGCCAAACTGGGTATGAGGTTATATCATTAGAGCTAGGCACAAGCTTGTAATCAGTTTCATCTTGGAAAAAGTTTTTGAGCCAGTCCCAAGTTTCATGAGTTGGGTCATATTTGAAGTAGACACTATATTTGTATTTGTTGAACAGGAGATTTTTTCTGACTACCACAAGATTTCTTACATCGAGAGATTTTTCGTGATCCAAGTTCAACGGTTGTGTTATTTCAAGTATCCTGGTTCCAAATTCCAAAATTAATTTGTTTTTGTCCACAAGGCTAGACGTATAAACCATTTGATGATATTGAAGATCATTGGTGGTCTTGATGAAATGATCTTTTATTAGATAGCTTTCTTCAAAGTTATCTTTGCACCAGTCGTGTATAACAAAAACCTCAGGTGGTTTTGGATATCCATAATTATATCTTTTTTTGCTGGGTACAACAGTTGACACCGTAATTTTGGTGCTATACTTTCCAAAAAACAGTTTACTGGAATAGTTTGTTTTGATCATCTAAGTTAAAAACTCACACTTTTGCCACAGCCACAGGTGTTAGATACATGAGGATTGGTCCAAACAAACTTTTTGCCAAATAAATCGCTTTCCAAGCCCAATGTGCTGCCCAATAATTTCATTACACTATCAGCTTTGATGGCAATAGTGCCATTTGTAATTTCAATAGTTTCATCAAATTTAGATAGTTGATCATTATTACACAGTTCATAAACGTAACTATGTCCGGAACAGCCTTTGTTGTCAAGGCCTATTACGAACACTGTTTGGACTGCCTCAGACAATATGAGATCTATGTGCTGCTCAGCTGATGGTGTTAAGTTTATTACAGATTTCATTTGATTTTGAGTTCCAAGTGATCCCAGTTCACTACATTCCAAAACTCCGTGAAAAACTTTTCCCGATTGAAATCGTAATCAACTGTAGTGTGTTCCCAAAGGTCTATTGCCATGGCAATTCCAGGTTTCAAAACATGGTTCTGGATGGTTTGTATTTGTAAATCTTCCATTATCAATACCCAACCATTGCCTTGGATAGTCAACGCTGCATCTACCACAGCTTTCTTGAACGCATCTAAGGTTCCGTGCGTTGATGAGATCTTTTTTTCCAATGCATTACCGGGTTGGTTGTTTTTTGAATAAGGTTGCATTAGTGGCCAAAAGAAGTCATTGTGTAATAGGGCACCTGCTTTTTGAAACAAGTCACCAGTGGCTTTGTACTTCTTGAAGTAGTTTTTTGTTAAAATATTGTAATGCACATCTACGCTGTGCTCACTCATTGCTGGTTCAAGATCTTTCAATCCATAAGGCAGCTTAGTGATCTTGATAGGCTCTATGAGAGATGCAGCCTCTACTAAACAAATATGATTTCGTAAGCTCATGGGGTATCCTTTTCTTGTATTTAAATTGCAGAGCTCAGCAATTTGTGCCAAGTGAATCTTTCCAACATCATAGTGGGAAATTCAGGCCAGTCTTTGACAACTTCCTGGTAGTCAATTGTTTTGTAACCTTTTTTCAACTTAGTGTTTTTGGATCGCTGTGAGCCAATCATACCTTCCCAGCCAACACCATGTGTTTTGAAACTGCTGCTGCCTTTCCAGGCACACCAGAATACATGCCAAGTATCATCGTCAAGTTGAAAACGACCCCACAGTTTGTCACTTCGTTCCTCTCTGAACTGCAATACTTCCAAAAACGTTATTGATTCAAACATAATTATGTATGAGGACAAAACTGCTTTATGTCAACAGGCAGTTTATTTGGCTTCACAATGCCCCGCAATTCCATCTTGATTGAAGAATATGCTGGCTTGAACCATTTCTGTAGTATAGGTACTGCCTGATGCGGATCACAATTGCCGCACACAAAAATATCCAAGCTAACGAATTTTGATTCAGGCCAGGTATGGATGGATTCATGGGATTCAGCTAATATCACAGCACCACTTACCCCTCCTCCATCAAAGGGGTGCAGATATGAAAACAGCACAGTTGCGCCTGTAGCCTTACAACTGTCTTCCATAACTTCTTGAATTTCGTTAAGGGTACCATGCTGTTGACAGTCATACAAGTCAATCAAAAGATGCTGTCCTGCATATGAAATACCATTGTTTGTTACAAACCCTACCATAATGCCTGCTTTCCCTAGGATAATTTACAGTTATTATTTAAGTAGATTATTTGTTCAAAATGCTCAAGGCTTTTGCTAAGCTGGCTTTGTCAAAACCATGATCAGGATGTGTTCTCACATAATTGGTTTTCAAATACAAGATGGCTGGGTTGTCATCTATTGCTACCCAAGTGTCAATCTCAGGATGATCAGCAATCCAGTTCAAAACTTCTTGACCCCGATTTGACCCTTGCTGTCTAGGAGTCATGTAATTGCCTTCACTGGGATCATCGTATTCAAATATACAGGAAGGATCAATACCATTGCGCATGAGACAATTGCTGACTTCACTAACACTGTGTCCCTCAGCCCAACTTGTGCTGAGAACTATTTCAGCATGAGTTGCCTTGAGCAAGGCATTCAAATTTTTCACACAACTGGGATTGAATACAACTTTAGAGAGATAGTTATTGGTAGTCAGTCCCTGCTCTGCTTGCTCTCTAGCATCAGGATCAGGTAATAACACGCCGTCAAAGTCTAAAAACACTATCTTGGTCATCTCAAAGGGCCTTGCACTAGGGACGTATTTAAGTTAAGCTCATATGATATAGGGATATTTGCGTTATGTCACATAAATGGAATCAAAGATGGTTAAGGTTGGCACATGAGGTAGCCAGCTGGAGCAAAGATGAGATCAAAGTTGGCGCTGTAATTTTTGACAAGAATCGCAATCCTCGTGGCTTTGGTTACAATGGCCCACCACGCAACATTGATGACAGTGACCCCCATGTGTGGCAAAAACCTCAAAAGAACTGGCTGTTTGAGCATGCGGAGAGGAATGTAGTTTATGCGTGTGCACGCAACGGCATCAGTTGTGACGATTGTACATTGGTTGTAACACACTGGCCCTGTTGTGATTGCACTCGAGCAATCATCCAAAGCGGCATAACACACTTGATTGTGGACCAAGCTTGTTTAGACTCCACAGGAATATTCTTTACCAAATGGAGTGAACAAATTCAAGTCAGTCAAAGCATGCTCAAGGCTGCGGGTGTGAACTATGAAACAACCCTTATAAATAGGGAAAACGATGACTGAGGAAAACCAAATGAGCGATTTAGGCAACGCAATGAAAGTTGTATTGGCCGACACTTTCACCATGTATATGATAGCACACAAGTATCATTTCAATGTGGAAGGCAGAGATTTTTATGAATACCACAAGTTGTTTCAAAAAATCTACGAAGAGCTTTGGGCATCAGTGGATGATATTGCTGAAAAGATCCGTGCACTAGATGAATATGTGCCATTCAATTTTGGTCGTTTGGGAGAATTGGCTACAGTTGAAGATGACAGCAAGATTCCCACCAGCAGTGCTATGGTCAGCAAGTTGCTGGAAACCAACGATCGTGTAATTGACAGCCTGAAAAAAGCTGTTGAGCAAGCCAAAATCTCCAATGATGAAGGTCTTATCAACTTCCTAGGAGGACGTCTAGAGAGGCATGCCAAGCACGGTTGGATGTTACGTGCGACAACAAAACAAAACAGAGAATAACCCAGCTAGGACTCAAGACCAGGATATGTTGGCTTGGAGAACTAGATTCCAAGCCAACTTTTTTTGACTATTCCTACACTACCAGTTCACTATCCTTGCCTTTTGGATAGTTAACCCTTCAAATAAACTACTAGCCTTACAAAGTAGCCTACTACAACCATAGGCAACATCAAGACACTCATTGCTTGTAGAGAGATTTCTCCAAACAATGCAAGAATTGCCAAAACAAAACAAACAACAAGCCAACAATCATAGACCTTTTTGATCCAATTTTGTTGAGAGAAAGTCTCTTTGAGTTCGTGTAGTAAATGCATTGTGGGCCCAAGTGGTTGTAGATATTTACTGTGCTTAACCTTGGGTTAAGGCTCCCAATAAATAGGGCTAGCTTTTTGGTGAATAGTATGGAAACTGGCAAACTTAACGTATTAGGCTCTCTTGATGTTAGTGGTAACACTGCTGCACTGAGCCTACCGCAAGGTACAACACTTGAGCGCCCTCTTGGTGTTGCAGGTATGGTGAGATACAATACAGACTTGGGTTGGGTGGAAACATTCAATGGCACTGTGTGGGTGCCTATTGGTCTTATTGGTGCTACTGGATTTACAGGGGCAGTAGGCCCAACAGGACCTAATGGGGGACCAAGTGGTCCAACAGGCACAACAGGTGCCAAAGGCTCTACTGGTGTGCAAGGCATTCAAGGTCCAACAGGCAGTCCTGGCACTGCTGTAAACACTGGTGCAACTGGTCCAACAGGCAAAACAGGACCTATGGGACCAACTGGCACTCCTGGCACCGCTGTAAACACTGGTGCAACAG